CCGCATCGACCATTGCAACCTTTCCCCCTATTCCTAACAAACCCCCCAGCCACCTATATGAAGTCCCACTTGCGTATGAGGAAGAGCCATGGTATAATTAAGCATTGTATAAAAGGAGCATTATGGCTAAAATTGTTGAGCGTCATGACAATGGGCAGGTTTTCACAGCCACGTTAGAGTTGAGCAAAGATGAAAAGCGTGTTATCCTGACAACGGAAACCGCCGAATTTGGAATGGAGTACCGGACCTTTACAGCCATGTCTGTTGATGCGTGGGATCTTTTGTGCTCAGAGTTTGAGAAGGAGCGGGCATGTGGAATTTAGAAGTCCCCATTAATGAAGAGAAGAAGGTAATCCAGAGTTATGTAACGTCTTGGGAACTTGAGCACGGAACAGCGTATGTAAGGATCAATCCATTCAAATCTCGTATAAAGCTGTTGGGGGTCGAACGGGGAAGGTCTGCTGCCCACTTCTTGATTGAGCTGGACGAAGTAATCCCTCTGGAGTATTGGTGGTTGGAAGGCTACAAAGCAACCCTATTCATGACAGACCTCTTCTCAATGCTGACACAGGATCAATGTTTGTTCATGGCCGGGGTTTCTCCTATTTTTACATTGGCGCCTGTTAAGCGGGGGCAGAACTATGGAATAGGGTTAGCAAAGCCGTGAAAACCAAACACAAAGGGTACACAATTACCGTGGACAGGTCGGCCTCCCAAGCAGGGTACTCCATGCTCTACTGGTCAATCTTTAGAGACAGTGACGATCTTGAATGCGCCAGCGGATTCGAGGACAGTGCAGAAACTGTAAGATCACTAACTGGCCTTCTGAAGCAGCGGGTAGATTCTGAAGTGCAAGAGCCTGTTCCTTTTGGTGAGGAAATGTGATGGCCGACAACAAGGAGCTATTCGCAGCGCTGGGGGTGAGCGCACCTGTGTCGTGCCCACGATGCAAAGCTACCCCAGTTGTAATCTGGCTATCCATTGGTAAATGGGCAGTTGTCTGCGGCAAATGCCTGGAGCAGACTGGCTCGGATCGGTTCTACGAATTGGGCCAATTTAGAGAAGCAACGGTGCAAGCATGGAACAGCAAACAGGAAACAAAGGAGAGACTATGGACATCGTAGAAGATTTTAAGCGGGCAGTTGTGTTGTCTGAACTGGCAAATGTGCCATTAACTTTGACAATGACTCAGGCAAAGGCGTTGTCGGATAGGATTTCCGTACTTGAGGCGTATAGCAGGCTTACTCTGGCGCAGTATCATAGGTACCTGGCAGAGATGCAGTTCTGGCGAGACGCATGCGCTGCGCACATTGGTCGATCCGAGCTTTCAGCGTTGCTGAGTGAGTCTATGAGAATTGGCGAGGAGGCTGCAAATGAGTGCTGACAGAAAGAATGAACTGTTCCTTCTGGCAAAGGATAAAGAGGCGGCCTGTGCAAAAGAGTCCGATTTGGGAGACGCTGCCTACGATATTTTAAAAACTGCTGTGTTTGAGGAGGACTTATGAGGCTTGCAACCGTTTCTGAAGAGCTGATCAACCGGCTGGTGCATAGGGTAGAGACCCTTACAAGTCAGGATGTGTTTGAGCAAGCTGGAACACAAAGCCTGCTTGCAGATGTAAAATCAGAGCTCGAAAGTCAGCAAGATTATATGCTTATCCGGTCCGACCACTCAGATGTGTGGTACATCATCCCAGACACAGATGAGGATAAATTTGATTTATGGGTCCGGGCGTGTGAGTCTGACAACCCCCGAATGTTTGATTCGTTAAACGGATGGTCGCCAGAGGCCATTTCCAAGGTTTCAGACATCCACTTCACTTCCTGGTATGACGAAACAGACCCTTTTAGTTAATTGGAGGTTACTTTGATTTACGTAGCTGTTCAAACATGCGAAAAGACTGATCCTGAAAATCCTGGATTTAAAATCACCCAGCTGGCCTTTAATGCAGAGGACGACCAGTCAGCCATTCAAAAAGTGCTTGAGGATTGGGTAGTACCGACAACTTACCTCATCCACCGATTAGAGATTGTTGATGGTGTTCTTGAAAAGCTGGTTGGTGTGGCAAAGGTTGTTGATGGGAATGTGCAAGTGGTGACGTATGACTGAGAAGGAGAGAGCATATGGCAAAGATTAAGACGGTTTATGGGCACGATGGAACAAAGAATGTCCAATTGACCATGCAGTACTCTGCAAGAGAGGAGGTCTTCTCTGTTGTGCTGCCAAGTTATGTAGCAGATGCTATTGGAATTTCCGAAGTTGAGGAGGGTACACAGAGCAGTTGCGAAGCGGAGCTGAAGAAGGCGTTTGACCTCTATGTAAAGGCCAACCGGCAAGTGAGGAAGGTTATTGTTACAGAGCTGAAAACCAACCCTAGTGGTGACCGCTGGAAGAACAAAGTGTCCCACTTTGATCCCGTTGTTGGCCTGACTTTTTCCGCTGGCGTGTTTGAAGAAACCACCTACTTGTCCGAGGGAAAAACAACCGTCCGGCACGTACTTTTGGAAAGCAGGATACCCGACTCGTATGAGCTTCGCAGCTACGATTCTCGGTACTCTGGAAAGCGGGTTATCCCCTACACAGAAGATGCAGAGTTGGGAATCTGTGCCTTGATTGCTGCTATAGAGGCTGCAGCTAAGAAGTTGGAGAACCTGTTTAGCGGAACGGATGCCAGCGTTGCTAATATTTTGGAGGCTGCAGCCACACAAAGCCTCCAACTACCTTCTGGACTTGGGGAATGAAAGCCGAAGCTAAGTGTTTGTTCGATGGTGCTACTGGTGACTGCAGCATGTGCGGTACAAGCGTAACCCTTGAATGGGGTGATAGGCCCTTTTGCAGGCATCAGGGCAATGACTACGATGATTCTTTTAAGGTGGTGGCCACCTTCAATGTTTGGAACATAGAATGCCCAATATGTGGGAGTACAATAGAGTGCTCTATCCCAAGGTAGATCCATAATGCCAACAGTAGTTGTGTCCATTTGCTGCTCCTCTTGCACAGAAAAGTACTTCGGGCTTCTCCAATTTCGCCCCACTGGCTGGGTTGTTAGGGCGGAAGATTACCCCGGCCAAGAGGAAAGATACCTGTGTCCTATTTGTGTAAGACACGCCCCACCAACGAGCAATAGGTAAATAAAAAGACCCTGGAGTTTTCCAGGGTCTCTTCTTTTATATTGGCCGAACGTCTAAGTTGCCTTAAATGGATGATATGCTCAGTATGAACCGGGCAGTATACTCAATTTCTAAGTTGTCAGCCTGGTCAGAATCAAATGAGAAGGAAACTACGTGCTTGGTGATGTCCACTACTTGCCCATCCGGGCCAACAACCTCGAATCTGTACCCAAACTTATTGGGGATGCTGGTAGTCCTTATGGCGTTTACAATTACTGGTCTTGGCCGGGCCATAAATCCCCCAAACCTGCAAATAGGTTGTACACCCACCGGCTCAGCCTTGCCCAATTCGTGTCCGAGTAGGCATCAATCAGCGCTGACTGAAGAGTTTTGTAGTAGCTGCCGTAAACACGGAAATGGGTGGCGGGTTCAGCGTCCCATTCAATCGTTATCGTAGAACACCCAGGTATGACAATTTCCGTTTCCCAGGGCCATTCCCCATCAGTGTGAAACTCTTGAAAGGCGGCTGGGAGAACCTTTGTTCGAGCAGCGAATATGGCCTCCGCTTCTTCCTCCCGCTTGTTTAGCGCAGCTGCCACCAAAGCATCAACTTCTTTTGTAGACATGCTTAATCACTCAATCGAGTACGTTGCTGAGCAGCCGTTGCAATGAGCCTTTTTCCCGTCTGCACTTTTCCGAAAGACGTTGGAGCCACAGTCGCAGCGAAAAGAATCCTTTGATCCGCCAACGCGGAACATGGTATCCTTTTCAACCCAAACAGTGTCATCTATAAGGCCCGTGCCTTCTGCAAACTCCAGAAACAGGGCAGCATCCTGCAGCCACTTGTCTATTTTCCCCTGGGCGCTGGCCGGGATGTCTGCCTTAATCTCTTCGAAGGCCGCTTTAAACTCCCGGATAAGATTATAGGATTCCTGAAAAACGTTGCTCATAAATTCTCCTTTATGTATAACCGAGCAGGAACGTCAGAACTATCAATTCTGCACCAGTCCTGTTCATACTGAGACAGGCCCACCATGATTGAGGATCGAGCAGACTTGCTCGTTGCATAGTGCATTTTACCGAGGGCCTCAACCACCTCTGCAACTGAACAGCCAAGATGGTCGGACACATACCCTCGAACAAGCGCCATCGTCTCTTTATATTTTGTGAAATATCCGCCTTTGGACGACCCCGCAGAGACCAGGTCTTTGTGCTCTTGGCGCAGCATACTTTTGTACAGCTTCGACGTTCTTTCGTGCTCGGGCATAAAAGGGGCAGCCAGCATTTCACGGACTCCGAATGAACCCACTTCCAATATGCCAACTTTTGCATAGTCCTTGGCAACCCCCTTCACGAATTGCTTAAGGCTGATCTGGGAAGGCTTGCCAGTCTGGAACATTGGAACGGCTACGGATCTGTAATGGACCGGCCAGCTGTACGCTTGGTGCATAACGAGCAGGCTTGCTGCAGTTTTGCACTCAATGATCCACAAACGATCATCCTTCACAGCAGCAATGTCTGCTCGGGTATTAGCTGCGGAGAAGACAACTTCAGAGTATACGTCCCATCCCAACGCTTCTAAATAAGTGACCACCTTACCGGCCAGCTCTGTCTCGTCTTTAAATCCTCTATGAGCCATTATTGCATCCGAGAAAGCACAATGTAGATGATGAACGTGACAGCAATCACAGAGGCTGCTAAGGCCGCAATCGCCACCCAAATGATAGTCTTCCCAAAAGTGGCAATATCATCCGGTGTGTAGTATGCCTTTGGGTAGACAGGTGCATGCCTCTCAGAAGACTTTCCACCAGCTTTTGGGTTGAACTCTACAGTGATCTCTTTCCCATCCAGAGTGGACTCTGGTAGGTAGTTTGCTGGGCGCATGTCTATACCATGGTTGTTAGGGTGCATGCGTGACCGCCGAATAAACAAGGACTATGACAGCAGCAACTAAAGTGCTTGCAAGAAGCAAGACCAATACTGCAGCCCACTTCTCAGCGTTTCGCAAAAACTTGCTCGTTTCCTTGGACATGCCCATGTCAGCATCTGGATGATCAAACATATGCGTAGAATCCTTCACCGGCAGAGTAATAGATTCCGGCCTCTTCAAGCGCCTCAACTTGTGCAACTGTCAGCTTGTGCAGGTCCTCTTCTTCATCCGTTGAGGGACCAGTTGGTGCGAACCAAACATGGTCGTGCTCGGCAGATGAGATCATAACTGAGCCCCATGCAAAGCGGAGAATTGTTAAGGCAGCTACCAGGTCGAGAGTCTCTGCAGGTTTCTCAATTTCAAGCATAAAGCCCTTTGAAAACCCGCCCTTAGCCTCGTGCTTTTCCATCTGTTTGCGGAGTACGGCCTCCAGGTCTACAAGCCTACCAAGAGTGCCCATAACTTCGGCCACATCGCACAACTCTTCCGCAGCACCAGTCTGCAGATACTCGACAGCCTCTTCCACCAGCTTTTCCCGAAGAGCCAGCACAAGCTCCTCACCAGACACTTGAGAATATTTCCCATCAGGGTACAATGAGGGGACCAGGTCTCTTACAAGTTTGTTCATATCAGCTCCTTAAAATAAGATCCATAATTTTGTCAATTGATTGCTTGGCATGGGCCACAAACTCGTATCGGGAAGGCTTTTTTGCCAGCCACACCCTGCGAACAGTAGCCTCAAAAAACTCGTAAACCACCTCCAGCTTTACCTCTTTTGGCAGGGTTGCAGAGTACGGCCCCCCTACGGGCTCCTCTACCAGCCACTGAACATATGCTGTCTTATTGCGGTCATAGAAAACAACACTCGTGGTTTTGGTTGTTTCTGTGTACGTGGTTTCTTGAAAGACCACAAATAGGTCCGGGCGCTCGCCTGCAAGCGCTTCCAAAAGTTCGTTGGAGTAGTAGAATGGCATACCTACTCCTGGCCCTCTTCTATATAGTTCAACGGATTGTACCCGCTTAGGGTGACTGAGCCCTCCGTGCTGTACGTTGCAATTCCACCTTTGCACAACGCAAACGCAATAGCCTCTGGCGTGCTCACATCCAGACGAGTAACATCCTCCTCCTCGAATGTGCCAGAAACTTCAGAGAACTTGCCAAGGACCTCTCCAAAGTACAGCTGCTTGCCAATGGCCGCTTGCACATCCTCTTCATTGGCCAGGAACAGGCCATCTAATCGGCCATATCGAGTATTCCAAAGGAACTTGTACAGCTGCCGCCCCTGCGGCAGCGTGACAGCCTTGCTAAAAATTGGAGAGAACATTTCTCCTATGCGCTGCTCAGCGTACAATGATACACTCATTTGACCCTCCCAACATATGGTTTACAAAGTGGACATTTTAGCTTGCTGGTTGGGTACATCCAACCGTTGCAAAACTTGCACTGGACAGCTCCGGGCGGATTATCCGGTGGCCTACCAGCAGTTATCCCGTTCCCGAGCACTATCGTTGGCCCGCTCATTTCACCACCTGCATCTTTGCCCGGTCATGGTTCTTTTTAATAGCGTTCAGCCAGAAAGGGTCACTGTTTGGATCAGAAATCCAAGTCATCTGAAAACCTCCAGGGTACTTTTCTCGAAGCCTGTCCATGTGCCACTGACCACCAGAGTAGCCAATGTCCCACATAGCCCATTCAAGGGAAGAAGACAGGTGGTGGCCCATGCACTCACCATCTTCTGTGTCCAAGGAGAAGACTTCGAATCCACCAGGACCTGGAAAAGCGGCGCAAAGGATAGTCATGCCTGCCTCCGGGCTTTAAGTTGAGCATCTAACAGGATGAGAAAACCGAATGGAATTGATAAGAACCACAAAGCTCCAATAATTAAGCTGGCTGCTTGGGCTGCACGCAGGGTTGAGTCATTCATGGTTGAGGATGGGATTATTTGCATGAGCCGAGAATACACGAAGTGGCAAGAATAGACGGCAATCATTCCGTATCCGCCAACAAGAATTGATAATAGTCCAAGATCCATATAGTGCTCCTAAAAGTAGCAAACAGTTACATTATCCGGCAGAGTGCTGGACAGCGCCTTCTCAATCTCTGCCCGGTTGGAAATCCTACCGCCATACCCTATCCCTGGAAAGTTCATACGAATGCTGACCGTTGGAAATTCATCAGCATAAACGGCCAATAGGACAGCGGACAGACGGATCAGCATCATCTCTGCCTTGTCCCGCCAATCATATTTTACCTGAAAAAGTCCAATGGGATAATTTGGAAGGGTCGCAAACCCATATGCTCTGTTGTTCAACCGCTGAGTGCGCAAAGCAACAACCTTACCAGCTTCTGCAGCCAGGCCATGATACTTGTCAGCCGCCTGCTTAGCCGCCCCAACACCCATGATTAGACCGTGCTTGCCAACTGTCCCATTCGTTGTTACAACCCATAAGTCGGCCTTTTTCCAAAGGTCCTCTTCTCTAATCTGGCACATATCTGATTAGGAAGGCTCTGTATACTGCACATGCAAAAAAGAAAGAATCGTCAACATCCATGCTCATGTGGTGGCGTACTTCCTTAAGAAGCTTATCTGGGAGGTCTACCATGGAATGATGGTTCTGATCTTCCAGCTCTCCGGCTACGTAAGACATAATTGAGGAGTACCCAATTGTTTTGTGAAAGGCTTCAAGGCTGCTGTCATCCAGGGTTATGATCGTTGGAACAGGCTGTGGATCGGCCACTGCGCATACCCCACAGGAAAAGCTATAATCCTCATAGATCTCTTTGTCTGGTATTTCTCCAGAGATAAGATTCCCAGAGCCTTTATGCTTGTGGCAGAAAACGTATTTCAAAAGCATGCTAAACCTCCTTCTTTATTGTTACAACCAGTAAGTCAGCCCTCTGCCGCAAAGTGGCACATTACTTCTGCACTCGCTTGCTTATGAAAGCCTCAGCCGCCTTGATTGCGTCCCCTTCGGCAAGGGCATTTCCACAATGGCGGATGCCATCTGCGTCATCTGCCCACCAGGAATAGATAACCTGACGGCACTCAATGTTTGACGTGATCGCCGCAACCACTACGCCATTGGCGTAGCACTCCAAAAGATTAACTCCGTTAGAACTCCAAAAAGGCATAAGACCTCCTAGATCCCTATTCGAGCAGATATGACGGCCAATGCACAACAGGCAAGTTCAATAACCCTAAAATAGCCCTTGTTGTACCAATCAAACCAGTACAAGCTCATAACAGGGGCTCCGGCGCCTATAAAGGAAATAGCTGCACCAGAAAGTCCAGCAGACAGCAAAAGCAGGCCGGTTACAAATTTACCGAGGAAGAAAAAGGCCGAAGCCGTGATCAGCAAGAGAAAGAAGAAAATTGTTTCAATCATATCGAGAACACTCCTGAGTATTCTACATGCAGGAAACCTGCAGTATCTTTGTGGGCTGCTGTTGCAAGATCCGTTGCCTCAGATTTTGAAGTGGCAAAAACAAAAATGTAAAAGTCTTCTGTTACTGTCCTGACTATGAATCTATACTTTCTGAGCATTAGTTTCTCCGGGCACGCTCATTTGGGAACGTGCTGTCAAGCAAAGCGATCTCTGGGTAAGAGTACCAGGAAACAACACCTTTGACGCCGCAAATGCACAGCATGATAAAGTCCTTTGTAGCGTCTCCGTTGCGGCAGTTCTCATCTTGAAAAACCACCCACTCCTGGCGCAGGCACCTCGGGCACTTGTACATTTCTGATATTCCCTGTTTTATCTTCTCAACGTCTACCATGCTGTATATTATACCACATAACTCTACAGATATGCAATGGGCAATTTTTTAAGCGTGTAACTCTACGAAAAAGAGCCAACATACACACACTTGTACATTGGCTCCTTTCCTATTTGTAGATTCCGTAGAGTTAGTACGGCTTGCGCTTTTCGCCCTCTAAGTACCCTGCATTGAAGTTGTCGAGGGCAGTTTCGAGGATTGGTGAGCTTCCGTACAGTGTTTCACCATCTTCGACCTGCCAATAATTGTCCTCTGCGTGGAAACGAACAATTGCGGATGGGTGTTGGTGAACAGCTGATCCGCTGCACCGAGGACAGACTCTTTCCTTGTTGCTGGCAAACAAGGTTAGGCAATGCAGTGCCCGGCACTGATAAACGTTACGCTTTGTAGTGTTTGTCATCTTGAATCTCCGCTACCTGAAAGTACTCCTCGCTCTTTTCGACTCTGGAGTTTGTGAAGGTTACTTTGAGCAATAGCGCTCAGGTCCAAGCCTAGCTCAGTCGCCAAGTTGGCAGCATACCAGAGAACATCGCCAATCTCCTCTGAAAGGGCTGCCTTTGACTTATCCAGGACATCGGCGTACTCTTCTGGAGGAGAGTCCCTAAGAATCTTCTTGATCTTCCCAGCAACCTCCCCCGCCTCAGACGCCAGGCCGAGAGTTAGATAAACTATGGCTATCTCGTCCGGGTAGATGGCTGTGTCATACGCCTTTGTTTGGTACTGTGCAAATTCCATCAGAACAACCGACCAGTGGGTTTTTGCCCCTTCTTTTGCATGTTCTGGTGCTGCACAATTTCTGGATACTCGTAGTCGTCATCCATGGGTCTTGACCGGCCACCCGTAGCTGTTGGACGGGCTTTTGGCTTTGTGGGTAGGAACGAGCCAATACCACTCCCCATCCGCTTTGTATGGGAGATAGCTGTATCAGACGGCTCGGCAAATGTGACCAGGATCAGCACTAACAAAATTCCAGCCGCAACTTTCTGCCAAGAAAATACATCAAAGGCAGTCGGATCGGAGAGGCCAAGAGCATAGATTGCAATGGCCAGGATTGTGTCGAGGACAAAGTCCTTCCAACGGGATAAAATGATCATGTAAGAACCATCCCTTCCACGCCTGATTTAAGAGCGTGAATTTTGCAAAGGAGCGTGAATACTTCAAATGGGTAATCCAGATTCTCGAAGTAGTGGTGGTGGAACTCTTCACCCGTCTTTGAGATCCGCAAGAGGTGTGCTGGAAGGTAAATTCCAGTCTTTTCGTAGAACGCCATCTGGTAGGCTGACAGCTGGATAATGTGGTCAGCGTAGACCCCGTTACTGGTCTTGAAATCAATCAAGCACAGCTTACCGCTTAGAGGGGCAATGAAGTCAATTGTGCCACCATAGCTGTACATCTCGCTCACAATCCCCATTTCGGATCGGATGTCTGCTGATGAGAAGTCCAGGCTAACTGACTCTGACCACTTGATAAAGGCGTTGAAACCGTTAGTAGCCTTTTCAAGCTGCTCAGGCGTGTACATGCGCCGGTCAATCGTTGTGGGTGTTAGATGGGGAACATGCGAAGTGATGTACTCCTCAATCATTCCGTGAGCCAATGTGCCCGTGTCGGCAGCTTCCTGCTTGACAGCGTCCGGGTCTAAGCCAGCAAGCGCCGTCTTCTTGGCCCAGGCAATTAGGACGTTCTTGTTCCATCCCAGGTTTGTGCCAATGATCGTTGTAACAGAGGGGACAACAATCCCTGCAGCATTCCTATACTTCTGATGTGCCTTTGTGTTAGCCACTGACTTTTTCCTCCTCAACCTGGGGTTCTGTCTTCTTTCCCGTCAAACGGGCATAACGCTCAAGGACCTTTGCAAAGTGGTCCGCATTCGACATTCTGCGGACACTTCGAGCAGCGACCAATTTACCCAAAGCATCCGCTTCTGATGCTCGACGCTTTGGCCGGTGTGTAAGAATGGCCTGCCCAGCCAATGGGTAGTACACCTTATGCCCGTCCGGTAATCTCTTGGCAATATAATGCCTAATTGGTGATAGCATTCAGTTCCTCCTGGAGAGAGCTAATCAGCGCCTTGATGGTTTCTGCACGCTCTGCATCCGCTGTTTGAAAGGTGGGCCACTTCCCCAGTAGGAGGAGTTGCCCGATGATTGCATAGTTGGAAATGTCAAGGAGCGTGTCCTGCACAGACTCATCAACTACGGACGGTCCATCGGACGTAAGCAGGTTGTTCAGCCGGGACACTTTGTCCATCAGGCGGATAACCACACCTGGGTACCCAGCCTTTCCAATATTCCCAGGGCCGTAGTCTCGCATCTTTGCCCGAAAGGTGAGAAACGCCTGATCCTGTAGCCCTACGAAGGTGTTAAAAACGCTTTCTAGTTCTTGGTTCATGCACACTCCTATATGATACATAAGTATACCACGTAACCTGTAAAAGTGTCAAGAAAGAAAAATCCCCCGAAGGGGACTTTCTACGTTGAGCACACTGACCACTCACATGAGGAGCAGGATTTACACCCCTCAGAGTGGATAACTCCGTTTCCACAAAGCGGACACGACTCTTCTGTATCTTTCGGAGGCTCTTTCTTCCCCATCAAAATCTGCTCTGCCCGGCTGTTGTCCCGGTACACAGACAGCCCCTTCAAACCAAGATTGTACGCCAGTTTATAAGCCTCTTGAACATCTCCCTCTGTTGCAGAGGATGGAAAGTTTACCGTCTTGCTGGTGGACTGGTCTATGTACTTTTGGGCAAGGGCGCACACAAATATGTGGTCTTCTGGAGATACTGAGTAGGCTGTGTCCCATACAGCGTCTGCTTTTCCAAGACTCCGAGAGAGCTGAACGGAGGGATGGACGTAGTTTACAAACTGATCCTCTCCACCAAACATCTTAACCCTGCGAACGTACTCCAATGCAAAAACAGGCTCTATGCCGGACGAGCACCCGAATAGGTTGCTAATCGACCCCGTAGGGGCTATGCTCAGCACTGTAACATTTCGAGTACCGGAGTGAACAATCCGCTTCTTTAGGGTGTCTGGTAGGGTTTCGAAGAACGCAAACTGTACAATCTCTGCACGTTCTGTCTTTGTTTTCTCAAGCCAAACAGGGGCTGGTCCAAACAGCTCGGCCAAATGTGCAGAGGCACTGTACGAACCGTCCCTTAAAGTCGAGAACACACCAATTAGAAAGGCGACAGTCTTTGGATTGTTTGAGTACTTAAGCCCCAGCATGGCAAGGGCGTCTGCCAGGCCCATAACCCCAAGACCAATTCTGCGTAGCTCTTCAAGTGATCGTCTTTGAGTTTCGGAAATGTAGTACCCTCTTTCGAGCTCAAGGGTAATGACGTTGTCCAAGAGATTAACAGCAGACAGAATGTCCTCTGAAAAGTCCAGGAAGTTAAAAGAGGCTTGGTCGGTGAACGGATTATTTACGTAGGCTCCCAGGTTTAGAGAACCCAAGTTGCAAACGCCTTCCTGATCCAGAACCTGCTCCGAACATGCGTTAACCCCAACAATTGGGTAGCCAAACAAGTCACTGTTCGACATCTTCTTGGCCGTATCCCAGAACAGGATACCCGGCTCTGCAGATGCCCATGCACTGTCCGACAGCTTCTTGAACAGGTCTGCTGCCTTTACAGCGTGCCAGGTTTCTTCTCCATGCGTTGTAAAGCTCATACGCCAATCAGCACCGCCTTCGACAGCCTGCATAAGGGCGTCAGACACCCTCACAGAAATGTTTGCGTTCTCTACCCGGCCAGGAGTCCTCTTTATGTGGAGGAAGTCGTAGGGAAGGGTTCCAGCTTCCTCCTCAAACGGGCGCCAAAGATCTGGGTGGTCATCTGCTATTGAGAAGAGTAGGGCTGCCCGCCTGCCCTCCTGACCAATGGTCTTACCAGCAGAGGCAATCAGCTCCATAAAGCTTACTGAGCCGGTAGAGGTCTTGGCTGCATTCTTTACAGGAGCACCCTTTGGCCGCAACTTGGAAATGTCAATTCCGATACCCTGTCCACGAGAAGATGCACGCATAACTGATTGAATAGTGGCTGATATGCTCTCAATCGTGTCCTGCTCTACTTCATGGGTTGTGCAGTTCATAAGGCTTACCCGAGCATCTTGCACACCGGCAAACGCCAATATGCGCCCGCCCGGAGAGAACCTCTTCAGCATGAACATGCGCAGCGCAGAATATTCAAGAGTTGGATCACCCAAAGATAGAAGGCTTGCCAGTTCTTTGAAAAAGGCTGTGGGGTCTTCGAACTTGCCAGCGTACTTCTTGAAGAAAACTGCCCGGCTGAAAGGGTCACTAAAGTTAAATTCCGATGTCATAAAATGTAGTCCTTGATAATGTATAATTTGATAATTGCCCGTGGGTTTTTTGTGTCTCGGTGCTTGTATAGGTGCTGCTCAACAATTTGGTTATCATTCTTGATAACCTCAGCCGTCTGTAGACAGTCCATGATCATTTCACTGGACAGGTCTGACCTTACATTGGCATAGAAAATCCAAGCATCTAAGCGGAGCTTTTCGACCCATTTTACTTTGCAAGCACTCGGAACCTGTGTACAAAAATCCTCCACGTACTTTAACGCTTTGGAGGATTTTATGATCAATGGCTTTTTGCCGTCTGCAGTGCTTCTATACACCAACTGGCGGCTATTAGACTTCCGGGGTGGAGACCCAAGGATAGTTTGCTCAAAGATGAGCCTGTACTTATCTTCAATCTGTGTCATGTTTAAAATCCTTGTTAATTGGCGTGTTGTTAGCTTTCTCTAATACTAGCTCTTGCTCAGAGTCTCCTGTTGGGAACAACAGTGGCCTGTACAGTTCGTGGCAGGCCCGGCATAGAAATAGCTGACTCTTATAGCTCTCTTTGTAGCTTTCAAGGTGCTTTGCCCGGCCATATACATGATGCACCTCTGCCCCAGCAACCAGCTGCTTTAGAATAAAGAAATGGCGAGTGCAGTACCCGCCATCTCTGTAGATTACCCTCTTTCTAGTTGGTCCCCGGTCTATCTTTTTATCCTCCCGTTCGAGTGTGTGTACCAGTATTCAACGGCAATGTCCAAGGCGGTTGCGTATGGGTCACCAACCTGTCCCTGACAAGCCAGCTTTGCGAGCTGGTCAACCCGCTCATTGTTTTCTACGCCGCTGTGAGCTTTTACCTTTAAGATTGCGACGTTGTGAAAGACCGAGAGGGTTAGGATTTCCCCCCAAAGATCTTGGTGGCTTTGGAGGATTTTTGACTTGTTCTTTATGTTTGAGTAGCCATCTATTACATACTGGCTGTCTGTGTAAACCGCCACATTTGAGGGAGCTTGGAGGGCTCGAAGTGCCCGTAGAAAGGCGGTAAGCTCCATGCGTATGTTTGTAGAGTGCCAAGAAGACCCGGACATCTCCTTCTCAACAACTTCTCCGCTACTCCTCATCGTCCGAAGGTAGCAGGCCCACCCACCCCTTCCTGGGTTTGTTGGCATTGTTGATCCGTCCGTCCACACCTGAACGCCTGGCCAGCCAGACTCTGGTTTTCTCAGTGCGGACTCTAACCTTTCCTGCCGGATTACGCCTGGGTAGGGGCAGGGGGTGTGATTTTCTGTCAAGGTATCTTTCTCCTACCTCTGGTAACGTTTTACGGGCCGACAACAGCAGCTCCCAGCAAGTGCCTAATTGGATGTTCAACAGGCGCCGAGTATTGTTCTTTGGGAGCTTGTCAACCCGTTCCTGGCAGGCGGCCAACAGAAGGAGTAAATCCTCCGTTGGCTCGCCAGAGAACAAAGGAATCTGTGCCTTGTATAGGGCTAAGAAGGCACGGAGTCGCATATTAGAAAGGCATATTAGCCGGAGACTCTTCTGCCGGAACTTCTCGGTCATTTGCCGGTGGGCGGGGGACGAAGAAAGCCTGACGGACCACAAACTCGGCAGACTTCTTCTGCACGCCTTCTTTGTCTGTGTAGGCGTTTTCTGTGTACTCAGAGGTGATCCCAATGACATCACCCTTCTCAAAGTACTTGCTGATGAACTCGGCAGAGCTGCCAAAAGCTACAGCGTTCACCCACACAACTTCCTCTTTGCTGCGCTGAACAGCCACTGAGAACTTTGTAACCGCTTTGCCAGCGGCAGAGGTTTTGCCCTCAATCCGACCAATACGCCCAACAAAACTGCATGTGTTCATAAATCGTTTCTCCTATAGTTGAATAACTAATAGTATACCACATAAATCCACAAATTGTCAAGCTTTTGTGGTATACTAATTGAAGTTAGATACACACAATGGAGACATCATTATTGGACGACATTACTATAGATGAGTTGTTAATCGACTCTGACGAACCTCTTTTAGAAGATACATTAGCCATCGAAGTAGATATTACAGGGGCAGTGCTCTTACTTCCCAGCAGGGACATCGTAGTTGTGTGCCTGCGCTCTTTGGGTTATACCCAGCAGGTTGTTGCAGACCTTATGGAGCTGAAAAGGACGACCATTAGCAATGCTGAGCAGGAAGCCTATGCCAGATTGGCAGAGCTTTTAAAGGACTATAAGAATGACTAATGGGCATACCTGCTTAGGATGTGACGACACCTGGATTACTTATCGGTTTGCCATATGTACAAAGTGTGAGCAAGTGTATGGTCGCAGAGCTACGCAGTGGCCGGACTGGCTACGGGCTCGTTGGAACATGACCCAGAAAGAGCGAAGAAGCAATCGCAGAAACAGCATAAACTCTGTCAGCTTTTCAGAGCTAGAGGCAGGCTTAAGTGGACCAGGATAAAAGCCTAGCTAAAAGAGTTTTGTCGTTCACAGAGGCTGTGCAGCATGTAGAAGATGTTGCTCCAGAGGCAGAAGTTGATAGCATTGTTCGTGCAACGGAAATGCTGGTCAGTGGTATGACAATTGCACAAGTGGCTAAGCAGCTTGATATTAAAAAAGCTGTTGTGCTGGGCTGGCTGCAGAACACGCCCGGCATGGTCGATGCTATCCGAATTGGCAAAAGCAACCTAGAAGACTGGCGCATGGCCCTTATTCAGCGACAGTTTGCACTAGCTGCAAATATCTCACAAGGTATATTAAGCCTTGACATGGAGCTGCTAACTCTTCCGCCCAAACTTTTGGCAATTATACAAAAGCAGGCAAACGCAGTTTTGGATATGGGGATGAAGAAGAACTTGGAGATCAGAGAGGAGGAGCAGGAGGCAACTTTGTCTGCTGCTGTAAGCGCTTTGGACTATCTGGCCTCAGTCATAGCCACCAACCAGGCGCCTGTGTCAGAAGTTCGTATAATCATCCCTGGAGAGTTCACATCCGAGGAAGTGGTTGAAGCAACCATTAAGGATGATCAACCAACTTTTGGAGTGTTCGGGTCGGTGGATCGAACAGATAAGGGCTTCCTGTGCCACATTTGTGGAGAAGAGGCTAAGAACTTGCACAGCCACGTAACTCGATCACATCATATGAAGGCTGCAACGTATGAAGCGACATATTTGCTTGATACTGGGAAGTTGAAAACATGTCAAATTTAGCCCTAAGTTCTGCTACAAAAGAGAACCCGCTGGCCTATGGAATATCCTACGTTGACCTTTTGGAAGGCAAGAAGTGGGATCTTTCCCGTAGAAAGTGGTCTGTTGAGCTCTACCAGGCTGCAAACCCATACCTTATCAGCCAATACCCAGACGAGTATGCCCGCAGCGTAGTGATGATGAAACCTACGCAAATTGGAATGAGTACACTGTCCATCGTTAAGATGTTCCATTTTGCAGACAACTTCCCTGCTCGGGTGATGTACATCCTTCCCCGGCAACAGGACTATTTAGACTTTGTAACTACTCGTGTAGACCCCATGATCAAGCGGTCTGCTCGTCTTTCTGCTCTTCTTGGCAGTCCTGACTCTACAAGAGCTAAGCAGTTCGGGCAGAGCTACTTGTTCTTTATGGAATCCACTGTCGAGCCCAGAATGATGCCTGCTGATGCTTTGTTCATGGATGAGGTTGATTTGTGCAACCCGGACAACCTAGGCACTGCTCAAAACCGTTTAGATGATTCCAAGTGGAAGCTTAAGTTCTGGCTGTCTACTCCAACGATTCCTAACTATGGAGTGCACAGCCGATACCTTCAGTCCGATATGCGCACCTGGCTTATCCGCTGCAAAGGGTGCGGTTTTTGGCAGCCGGTAGAGTGGGAGTCAAACCTTAAAGTCTATGGCGCAGACGATGCCCCTGAGAAGGTCCAGCTTGAGTGTGTGAAGTGTGCAAAGGTAATTGACATGGAGACCATTCAGGCCGGGAAGTGGGTGGCTGAACGTCCCGACAGAAGCAAAGATATTGTTGGCTACCACGTCTCCCAGCTCATGGTGCATGACGTAGCAACGGTGTACAAGGCATATTTGGACCCAGAGACTACAACACTTGAGTTTTGGAGGAAGAGGCTAGGGAAGCCATACGAGCTTGCAGGGGGCAGCGTTTCTCGGGAAGACATTCTCGGCGCCTGCTACGACGACACCCTCTACCTGGAGCCTGCATATGACGGCAAGAGCACGTACTTTATGGGGGTTGACCAGGGTAATGAACTTCAAGTAGTCATTGCAAAGACCGAGCCAAACTCACGCAGGCTTAAGGTTATCCACATTGAATTTGTTCCGTACTCTGCAGAAGTTGCAGACAACAACTCCGGGTTTAACCGGATTGCCAACCTGATTCGGCAGTACCGGGTAAAAACAGCCGTTATAGACGCTGATCCAAACCGGCACTCGGTACGGGCGCTGCAGCAGATCTTCCCAGGCACAGTGTTCCTGGCCGACTATCTGAATATCAAAACTCGGGTGGAAAAGATTACTGGCAGGATTGGGAAGATGGAAGGCGTCACCATTGGCCTGAAGGTGAATAGAACAGAGGGCCTGGACTACCTTATGCAGACCATTCGAGATGGGCTGTGGCAGCTGCCAACAACCGCTGGAGGAGCAATCCCTACCATGGTGGAAAACCTGATCTCACATGTAACAGCGCTTAAGCGGGATGTGGAAGAGAAGAGAACGCCCAGTGGTATGGAGCAAGAAGCTGTTTGGCGCACGATCCGCCCGGACCACTTAGCACACAGTATGCTGTTCCTAAAGCTGGGGGTTGACATGCGCAGGGCAAACTCTGGTAAGATCGCCATCATTGGAACCGGCCCTTCAGCAACAGCAGTTGAGCAGCCTACAGAAGATGCAACCCTAAAGGTTATGGCCCTTTTAGCAGAGGTTCCACAGGTGCAAGTTCAGGAGTTTTTAAAGGACCCAGAATCATTGGCCATCCCATTCCCATTGTCCCACAAGCTCCCAAAGGCCCTTGAAGAGTTCTCAAAAGAGGATGTTTTTTGGGTGCTTCGGCACATAGCCACTTTTGGAAATGCACCAATACCGAAGACACGAGAAGAACGAATCTTGCGTTTTTCGTAAATTGGTACTTGACAGATCTTAAAAAGACATGGTATAATAGAGCTGTGTAATAATCCGTGACTGGATTGGCTGTAGCCCCGACAATGCACATTGCGAAAAGCCAGATTACATCTCGGGTACATAAAGGATTATGCCAACGGTAACCAATGGCCGGGCAAGTACGTGCATGTACGGGATTCGAAATCCGGCTCTTGCCGAGGCAGTACCTGCTAAGGAACAACAATGAGCGAACTTGACAATTGTCATTTCCAGCAAACTTTTTAGGATACCCTTCTGAGAAGTCCTCCGAGATGCTATGGGTGATGCAGAGACTGGCATAGCGTACACACAAAGTTAGGCGGTGTGTCCAAGGACAGAGACTTCTGGAGAGAGATATTTATATCTTTTTCCCTTTCGTAGGGAGAGATGCGTCTACTGCCGTAAGATCATATGAATTGGAGAAAATCTTGGAAAACGTAATAACAGGCTTAGTTGTAGCAGTAATTGTAATCGTGATTATGAGCACAGAGCATGCTCAGAAATTGATGAGTAACTTTAAGAGATTGCTTACAGGGCATCTAGGAGATAAACTCAAAGCTATCGAGTTTAAACCTGATGGGTTGTACCTCCTGGTTCTACCAGAGAGTACAACTGAAAAGGAATTAGATGAACTTGCAAAACAGTTAAACAGTACTTACTCCGATGCGATCTCTAAAGGTTTAAGGATAGTTATACATATAGGCCGGATGACAATCATCACGGCTGAGTAATTGTAGACTTTACACACATTCCCTGATACCATATATGGTAATGGACCTGCTTGGTAAGCAAGTTAAAAGAGTTCAAGTCTCTTTCGGGGATCAAGGAAATTATGATTTATCAATACCGATGCCTCGCCTGCAAAATAGAATATCAAAGACGTGAGTCCATGCTGGAAAAGCACATTTACGTATGCCCCGCTTGCGGAAACGTTACTCGGCGTATGTTCTTTGCAACAGCCGCAATCGTCAATGGTACCCACTTTGTTGGGCAGCACAAAAATGAGGGTATCACCAGTTCGAATGTTTTAGAGTATGCCTCTAGGACTTGACAAAATAATCTAAACCATAGTATAATAGTAGTCTAACAAATAAATAATGATCTCCGAAAGGGGATTTTTTATTCTCTTAGGGGTGTGGGCTAGTTCGGTTTTGGCCACCCGCCTTGGACGCGGGAATATCACGCTGGTTCAAATCCAGCCGCTCCTACATGTGCTGGTCGTTCAGTGAATAGGACGTAGATTTGCGAAATCTACAACAGGGGTTTGACTCCCCTCCAGCACTCACAAACTTGGTCCTTGACAGAAACACCCAACCAGGTGTATAATTATAGGGCATTGAACATTTACACACGAAAGGCATCTGGTGTAGAAGCTTCCAGAGAAATTTTTTGGGCGGATAATATAATGGGATTATACCTGTTTTGCAATCAGAAAATTGGGGTTCGATTCCCCATCTGTCCACAACGCACATTTGCCAGGGTCAGTGTCCGACCAACCAGAGGTAAAAACCTGGGCTGGGAACGCAAATGTGTACGGGAACCTCTAGTTCCCTGGATAAACGCAGCAATGCTTAATAAAGGGATGTGCAGTTACTTGCACGCCCGACTTTAAAAAGTTCAACTAGACGAACACCCGACGCTGTTTATCAGGGGTCCCACAGAGCCAATCGGTGAGTGGCTGATACACAGCCTTGTGAAAAGCAGGTGAGGCAGATAAGGCCAAAACAAGAGGGTGGGGCTGCACAGGCGCTCTAGCAGGCGTGCATGCGGAAAGGTTACAGGCGCTTACACCATACCCCAATGGTCAGGGTCGGAGTAACCATAAGATTGGTAGGGACCGCTAATCCCGAATAGTCAACAGTTGGTTGCAGTCACTCCATCCGCACAGGCTGGAAAGCTCGGCAGGGTGCAACCGATAAAACAGTATACAAACCTGGCCCGTAAAGGCCACTTCCCATATTAGTGGAAACCGTATAAAATTGACAAGCCCTGCCGGGGGCATTTGTGACAGACTCCCCTTTGCTCAGGCACTTTACCAGAAATGGGAGACGAGGCCCATGAGCTCACCGAAAGGTCAAAACTGACGGTGATGTTGTACAGCTGCAGGATTCGTTTCGTCTAGCTAACGCAACGGGTAAGGTGGTATGGCAGCAGAAAAACAGATGCTTCCTCAGAGGTATGGCACAAACCTCGAAGAGAAACCTACAACCCGATAGCTGATAGGGTCATGGTGTGCGGAGAGACTCGTTGGGTGCTCCTGGAGACGGGGGTGCGGCTAAACCTGGACACGCAGATGATGCGGACTGGGTAACGCAGCGAGAGTTACTAAGTGGCTACGGTAGTAACAAATTTTTATGGACGCATAGATAACAGTAAGTCGCCTTCCCCTACAAGAAAGGAGTCCTGGGGCAGTACCAGGTGTGTCCACACGCTAAGATTTAGCTTTCAGACCGTTTACCGACTTCATAGGCCGCCTTGCGTGAGCGAGTTTGGGTGCGTAGAAACGGATCTGCTGTCACTTCCTGGGGATAAGAGGCCCTTGTAGCGCTTCTGTGGTTGGTTCGACTCCAATTGGCAGCTCATGTCCCGGCCATGGTCTGATCCCATAAATAGGGGTGCGCATGGTTGGGACCGAATTTTCCGAGGGCTGGTTTTTTGTACATGTCCAGCGGCATCTTCGGAAAAGCCTACAGGCCCTTGCTCCCCCTGCGTGATGGTATTGCGCCAGGCCCGTAAGACGGCGAATGCAACCAGGGGGACGCAAGAGCACAAATTTGCCACCTTAGCTCAAATGGATGGAGCACCCGCCTTCGAAGCGGTAGGCTGCTGGATCGTACCCTGCAGGTGGCACTCAGCTGCGCACGCTGATCAAAGGCTATCAATAATTCGAGGCCAAGACAGCTAATTAGTACGGTCCGAAAGGGCGTGTGGCAGCTTCTTTGGGAAATCATTGCCTCTGGGTGCGGATAGTATGCACGTATCGCTTTGAACGATAAGACGCAGGGGCGGAGCCTGCAGAGGCAACTTGGGCTAGGTGGTAGGCCATTATTTACAACACCAGCCTAGTTCGATTGTAGCAAGCATGAGCACAAATAAAAAAGCCAATAAAGTAAAAGAGCTGCTACGATTAGGGGTCTCTACAAAAGAGATTTGTGAGGCAACCGGCCTTAAGAAGGGGGTTATTAGCTACCATCGTAACCGCCTCGGGGTAGAGATTGGTAAATATGGCAACCGATATGATTGGGAAGATATTCAGCGGGTGTATGACGCTGAGCAGCTTACCTATGATGAACTACATGCCAGATTTGGGGTCACAAAAACACCAATAAGTCTTGCCATCTCCCGTGGTGACTTTACACCGAGAGTTACAGAAGCCACATTTTCAGAAAGAACCCTTTTCGAGGTGGATCAAAGTCACAGAGTGGGTGGAACAAACAGGCAAGCTATCAGGAGACACGCCCGAACAGTGCTTAACAGAGCAGGAGTTCCCAAGGTTTGCTCCTCTTGTGACTGGAAAGAGCATGTAGAGGCTTGTCATATCAGGCCAATAGTTTCTTTCCCCCCAAGCACGCCTATCTCTGAGATCAATGCGCTAGACAACTTAACGTATTTATGCCCAAATTGCCATTGGGTACACGACCACAAGTCAGAATAGCCTTTTATATCATTTCCCCTTAGTCTAATTGGTAGCTTGACGGAACTTTCTGAAAGTTCAGATCTTGGTTCGAGTCCAGGAGGGGAAACACGAGACCCTTTAGTAGTCAAGAGAATTTAAGGAGCAAGCATGTATCATTACCCTGACAGGTCTTTGAGCACTCCAGCCTTTATCATCACAGTCCTTTCCGCAATCCTTTTGACTGGTTGGTACTTTTTCGCCTACTGGGGCACTCAGCAAACAGCACAGATAACAGTCCTTAGAACAGACACAGTTATTTCCGGGGTAGGAGACACTGCTTCTGGAAAATACCTGGTGTATGCAGAGTTCCCATCCGGTGCTCGGGAAACGCTTGAAAACGAGGACTGCCTACTCACTGGTAAGTTCAACTCCTCCGATGTGCAAAATGAACTTGCAACAAACATTGGCGGAAAGTACTCTGTAGAGCTCTACGGTTGGCGAATACCGTGGCTGTCAGCATACCGAGGAATCTGTAGAATCTCTCCCATTGAATAAGACGATACCCTGGGGTGTACACTCCGGCAGAAAATAGGAAGCTCCCTAAAGACATGGCATCTTTCCGCTTCAAGAGGTGGATAAGACTGTCTCCTCGGACTAGCCGGGGTGTGGGGTCGGACAAGGCTTCTGCAACGGACTGTTTCGCAGGTTACATAGCCCAACGTAGAAACCTGCACGATCAGGAAGACTGTTACCCCTTTTCATAGAGGCGTTCCACCGAGCATAGAAAAGAGGCTTGGATTCTTAGTATAAATGGAAAATACACCGGGCCGTAACCCCGCGAATGCTGAATCATACTCAGCAGAATCCACCTAGGCATGCCAGATTCGGTTCTGGCCTCTGCAAAAAGTTATAGGTCAACGCATTCTGAGATACTGAATGAAAGACCTCCCAGAAACCCTGGGTACTCTTAGGACATTATGCTACTCCTGTGGGAATAAGAGCCCAAACGAGCATACAAGGGCAGGCCGGGAAGTGTGCCCAAGCTGGATAAGCCCCTAGGCCAGCAGGCACTATGCGTCTTTAGGATCAACTTGGTAGACCAACTCGTTGCCAATGAGTAGGTGCCGGATCGTACCCGGCAAGACGCACAAGCGAGCACACGCTATATGCCTAGGCCCGTTGCAAAGGCCCATGTGACTTTAGGCTACAGTCGCTTGACAACAGCTGCGTGTACCGGACAGTCATAGTTGGCGCCGGTGTAACAAATGCAACTTCCAGCAACCAGGCTCTGGACACCAAAAGCCTGATCGGCCACCAGATTAATGGGTGGAAATCCCTGGCAGGACAGACAGACGAACCGGGAACTGCACATACCGGGTGGGGTGGAGGCCAGGACAAAGTGCTTATTTCGGCGCATAGTTTAGGTGGTCAAAATGCCCGTCTTATGAATGGGGATGCCTGGTTCGAGTCCAGGTGCGCCGACCACATGCCCCAATAAAAAAAAAATGCTCTCTTGGCGGAATGGTATACGCAGCAGTTTGAGATGCTGTGAGACGTAATGTCTCGTGAGAGTTCGAATCTCTCAGAGAGCACACGCTGTGATAGTTTAACGAAAACGTCCGGGATCATGCACCGGAAGACCCTGGAACCGTACCCAGGTGTGGCACATAAATCGGCTTCCAGAGGACCTGCAGAGAGTCTGGGAGTGGACAGGACTTCATCTCGGTAAATAGTATAATTCTACCGAGGGTTTTCTCCAGACACCATACATTGGGGAGGTTTAGCTAAGTCGTTTCTTCCAAAAACCTTAGTCCCAGGCAACTGGGCAGTTTTGTGTGCGAGTGGTCACTAAACCATCACCGTTATGGGTTTTGTCGAAAAAAGCCCAACTTTGCCCCATCGGCTAATGGCAAGTCGTCTTTCTGTTAAAGAGATTATCCAGGTCCGATTCCTGGTGGGGCAGCTGAGGGTTGGTCTGCTAATATCCAAAGTCGAGGAGTCTGCACTCGGAAACTTGGCAGCCGTAAAATGGAAGCTGGGGATTGACTAACCCCAACCAAGTTAACCTGATCTTTTGGCCTGTTGGTCTATGGGTATGACTACACTCTGTCGAAGTGTGTGAGCGAGTCCGAGTCTCGCACAGGCCGCCACAGGCCCAGAAGTGGGTGTTGCAGCAGAGATAACTCTCCTACACAAAAAACTATGCTGGAGGCAGACGCAGGCCAACGACCCTCTGAAATAAGTGGGTATGCTTTGGCGAACGGATAGAACCTCGGTTGAAATGACCGAATACGCCCCCCACCTGACGGCACCTGGAGGGGAATACGCTTCCTTCTGCTAAAAGTAGGCTCTGTCCCCCTCACGGACAGGATGCGGTTGCAAGATCCGCAGGAAGCACAGGGCACACAAGGCTGTCCAGTTTCAGCGCATGGTCAAACGCACGCCTAGGCTACGTGTTAGTAGTAAGTTGTGTGGGTTCGACTCCCCACCACCAGTAGCTTCTGGTATCGGTTCCGGTAAGACTCCGGGATGTGTGCCCAAATGGTTGCTTAGCTCAGTTGGATAGAGCGCTGCCTCGACATGGCAGAGGTTCACTGGTTCGAGCCCAGTAGCTACCACAAGAAGTCCGTAACCTTGCCGCCAGGGGCATTAACGGTTCGAGTCCGTTTTGGTGCTGAACACGCCATAAGTTATGGGAACAAACCTGTTCGACCCAGGAGAGGTTACGGTTTCTACTTGTCCCCTTCTGCTAAAGGAAGGCACACTCGTTTTCAGCGAGAAAATAGGATTTCGAGATTCCTAGGGGACACAAGTTCCTTTATGCCTGATACGCATAAGAAAGAGACCATAATTGGCTCGTTAAAAAAGTAGGTGGTCTACTGCAGATAAGCAGCGATAAGGTCCGTTGCTCCTACGTTAAGGAGCCCACTGCTGAGGCCCTGGACGGGCGAGGGGTTCGACTCCCCATAATCCCCCGGATGGGGACTTTGTTCGATTCAATAAAGCAGTCATGTGTGCGCAGCGCATTGGAGGAAGGCCCCCTAGGCACATAAATTACAAGGGGGGTAGCCCACGCTCGTTGGGTTTATGCGTGGATAACTTGGGTGGTGACAGAGTGGTAATGTTGCCGTCTTGAAAATGGACGATGTCCCGAAGAGGGGCACGGGGGTTCAACTCCCTCCCACCCAGCCACAAACAGTGACCGTTAGGAGATGAGAGAATGGAAAACAGCAAGTACACGGCAGAGTCGGCCTTGGGCCGGATCAGCAGGTCTGGTGGAGCAGTGTCGGACAAGGCCATCTACGCCCCAAATGTTGGGTGTGGCACACAGGGAGCGATTGATTTTCTGGTGAAGGTGCACGGCTACCACAGAACGCTGGTCGCCCCTGAAAAGAAGGCGTTTGTGAAGAAGGAATTTGTTGGCTCCTAGTCCGATAGGCTGAGGAGGTAGTCCGCAAAACTACTGAAGGCGGATCGTTACCGCCAGGAGCCTCATACACGAGCACGGTCCGATGGTCGGGTGGCAGCCTTCCAAGCTCGCAGGTCTCGGTTCGAGTCCGAGTGTTCGTACAAAGTTGTCAGTAAGAACGTGGTTTTGCATCCACTAAAGCTTAAACTGGACAAAGACCATTCGTCCTGTAGAAAATATCCGGCGCCAGCAATAGCCTGGCCTCCTGCTAAGGGGTATATCAAAAGCTCGGTTTCAGAAGATGTGCGGCAGCAGTGGTCCCTCCGGTAGTGTGCCTGGAACCGGAAATGCTCTCTTAGGTTAATCGGCAAGCCCCCTGTTTCGTAGACAGGATTCCCGAGATCGTAACTCGGAGAGAGCTCAATGGCCTGATAGTTTTTAAAGCGGCAGAACAGACGAAAATCGGAAAGTGCTGGTTCGAGCCCAGCAAAGGCCAGGTACTTGGATAGCTGAAAGAGTGGTAATTTGCCCAGTTGCTAACTGGAGGCCGCCCGGAAGGGCACGTAGGTTCGATTCCTACGCTATCCGCCAGAGGACTTTTATGAATATTTTTACTTTAGTGGTTACTTACACAGTATTCCTCCCCATGATGTTTGCTCCGGTTATCAAGCCAGAGGAGTCAAAACTTGGGGGGTACTTTTTAGACGTTCAGACTATGGTACCCCATCAGTGGGGTAAAATCGACAGTCGTTGGGCTGAGGGCACAGAGTCATCAAACGGTGTATACGACTGGACGTATTTAGACAGAGCAGTAGGCAAGATCCGAGCAGCTGGCGGGTTCGTGATGATAAATATTCATCGAACACCTGATTGGGCCAGAACATCCCCCTACAAGTGTCACTTACCCGACGACTTGTTTTATCTGAGAAGGTTTGCAAAGGCCATAATTGACAGGTACCATCCAGAGTATTTAGAGTTCTGGAATGAGCCTGAAATGTCACAAGAAACTGCGACCAGCCTACAGAGTTGCTGTGGCTGCCTATACCCAAATGAGTATAGGCTTGCCCTAAATGACCTGTACACAAACGTTGTAAATAACACAGACACAAAGTTGGTCGCCGGTGCCTTCCTATTTGATTGGCCCTGGATACAAGAGTTCTTCGAAAGTGGACCAGTGGCTGCGGACGTAATATCCTACCACCACTACAATTATGGCTTGGATACAAGCCCGACCAGCCTGCTGATCGAGAGGGGCCTTTTGCAGGGGTACACAAGTATCCCTATCATCTTGACAGAAACAAGTTTGATCTGCGATAAGTGTGCTCCCCAGTTCAGAGATTACCAAGCGCTGTGGATGTATGAAGTCAACAAGCACGACTTTCCGCTGGTTATCTGGTATAGCCAGGACAACGTTGGCTGGCGGTTTTGCAACTTGACAAGCTCTAAGGGCTTTGTAAAGTACCCAGCCTTTTACGCTCTTAAGGACATTGTAGAGTCCCCGTGGTGGCTCCCATGAAAATCTTAACTTCCCTCCTTCTCCTTGTTACTCTTCTGCTGATTAGCTTTTCGGGTGCGTCTGCAGAGGCTATTTTCCAGCCAGTAATTGGAATCAGCTACCAGCCGACAGAGTACGTGGTCATTGTAACGGCCACGCTCACAAACCCGCACAAGTCAGTTTGCATGATCAGTCAGGTTGACAGCGGAAACTTCAACTTTACAGTGTGCGAATTTGGAACAGTGTCCTACTTCTGCCACTTACCATTAGCGCCCGCAGACACTACTGTAGCTTGGGCTGTCAATGCAACAACGGGCAATGGCTGCAACGGCGCATTTACGCCTGGCCCAAGCGGATCTTTCCCAAGTCGAGAGGCCCCACCAACCGCTGTGAGGGTTGTAAGGGCTCGGGTGTACATTAAGACCTGGATAGCAGATCTGTACAACTTTATCTCACAAAACATATTTCAACGATAACTACTCGGCAGCATAGTTCAGGGGTAAGAACACACGCCTTTTAAGCGTCGAAACGTGGGATCGAGATCCACTACTGCCACTAGCCTGTACCAGCTGAACCCAGGCATAATACTGAGCCTGGCTAGACTATACGTGGTAATCCCAGAAATGGGGCAATCTCTTGCTGGCAGGCTTCTTATGTCCTATAGGTGGTATTGGCGCTACACGCCGCACTTAAAATGTGGTGCTGGACTAACTCCCCAGCTACAAGTTCGAATCTTGTATAGGACACTACGGGCTTATGGTGGAATGCAGACACGCTACCCTCAGAAGGTAGAGGCCATAGGAATATGCCGTGCAGGGTCGAGTCCTGCTAAGCCCACAAACCCATTGAACAATTAAAGCGCTTATGGCTGGAGGACGACACTCCGAATGGGTTTATACGTCCCATTGGCGGAATTGGTCTACGCAATACCCTTAGAAGGTATCCGAAAGGGTCTCAGTCCGAATCTGAGATGGGACACACAAAACACCAAATCTGTGGTATACTTAAGGGATCAGGAGACAAACACGTTGACAAAGCTACTTGAGGATGCTGTAGCCGGTGTGAATAAGAAGTATGGGTCGCTGAGCATTTTAACCCTTGACAGTGACAGCGTAGAGGCGGTGGACGTTATCTCTACTGGATCTTTAATGCTTGACAGGGCAATTGGCGTGGGCGGGATACCTCGTGGGAAGATCACAGAGATCTACGGACCAGAGTCCTCTGGAAAGACCACCCTCTGCCAGCACATAGTTGCCAATGCTCAGCGTAAAGGAATTGCAAGCCTCTACATTGATATGGAGCACGCAACCGACCCCACATACCTTGCAAGGACTGGGGTGGACCTGCACAAGCTGCTCTTCTCCCAGCCGGACGATGGAACCCAGGCTCTTGGAATTGCAGAAGATATGATCAAGTCTGGTCAGGTCGGCCTGGTGATCATTGACTCTGTGTCCTCTCTTGTCCCAAAGGCTGAGGCAGAGGATGCTGACATGGGCGATGCTGTAATGGGCATGCAGGCCAGGTTGATGTCCCAGGCCCTTAGAAAGATCAACCCAGCGATAAAACGATCAAACACAGCTGTCATTTTCACAAACCAGTTGCGTAACAAGATTGGAATTTTTTTTGGGAGCTCTGAGACAACCTCTGGTGGGAACGCCCTCAAATTCTACGCCTCTCTCCGATTGGACATCCGCCGAGCAGAGTTTCTAAAGGTGGGCACGGAGATTGTTGGGATCGAGAGCAAAGTGACCATCAAGAAGAACAAGGTGGCTGCACCGTTCAAAGAAGCTAGATTCGAGATCCGTTACCCAAACGGGATAGACGAGGTCTCAGATGTGTTTTCAGCATCCGTTGAAACAGGGGTTATTGAGCAGCGAGGTGGGCACTACTACTACAACGGTGAGAAGCTGGGTCATGGACGGGACGCTGTATTGGCTATTTTACGATCAGCCCCTGGAACAGTTGAAGATCTGAGAAATCAGGTATTGACAAGATAGCACCTTTGGGTGTATAATTGTAGTTAATAAGAACGGGCCTGAAAAGTTTCGATTCTTGCACATAAAGCTAAGTGGTCATGCACAAAAATCAAATGCTAAAGAAGAACCAATCAACGTGACTTCCGAGTTTGAACAGCTCTTTGCCGGGGTTTTCTCCGGGGCAGTGGCAGCCTAGCACAGCTAAAAGGCTCCTGGTGGAAAGCCAGTCATCCCTAAACTGGCAAGTATGTACCTCACATAGTAAAATATAGAGGAAAGCATGTAAGGACACGACCCAAAAGCGAGAAGACGACGCTGCAATGCGTCCAGGTCCACAGAATGGGTGACCGGGTAAATCCGGGGGTAGCTTGGAAGAGGCAAACCAGGCAGAACATTAACATAGCATGCCCTTATGGTGGAACGGCTTACACAAGCGCCTCAAAACCGCTACAATTCCAGGTTCGAATCCTGGTAAGGGCACAATCCACATTTATGTGGCGTGGGCATCTGCGTTAATGGCTGTAACGGTTTATATGCTGACACGTAACACGGAGGAAGCATAATTAATTTTGTGGGATGCCGCAGTGGACCACCGGCGCGGGCTCATAACCCGATGATATGATCAGCAGTTCGAATCTGCTTCCCGCAACTACAAAAGCGTGATGCCTTTGTCAAACTCCCAGTGACAGTTTGGGCATAGCAGGACAAGGTTATCCGGGTCTGATATTACTGATAGCAGCGTGTCTCCTGAAAAGGAGCTTACAGACTTTATGTGACAGACCTCAACATGTTTATTGTACCCACAGACAAAGCACTTTTTCTCTCTTGCCGCTACTGCCTCTATGGCTAGGGTGCGAAACTCGCTCCTTGCAGACTGCCAAGAGTTCCTTTTGGCAAACATTTCTTTCTTGGTTAGGGAAAGTGAGGACCTACCGCCTCTTTTTGTGCATTTGCGGCAGCGTAACCCCCTACTCGACTTACTTGCACCACACTGTAGGCAGACGTGCTTCTTTGGTGGGCAGCTGATTCCTCGTTGTCGGTTATTAAATATGGCAGCACAGGATCTTGTGCAGAATGTTTTCTGCCGAATATCAGATACTTTTTGATCCCCAACCACAATCACCTCTCCGCACTCCTTACAGTGCTTGGGATTCTCGTAGTACTTTGACAATGCTTCGTTTCGCAGTTTTATTGCGGTAGCTTTTCCACCAGTAGTCCAAGAGTTTCGATTTGGCATATGTAGCGCCCTCCATAGACGCTGATTTCTACAATCAAACTCGAAATACTGCTGCGCTACCAACCTATATCCCCATAATTCATTCAGATAGAATAGTCGCCCCCTAAGCGACAGGGCTCGGAGCATAGCCGAGTGGGGATACATAGCAGACAGGTAATGGTGACACCTTGTAAATGCGTGCACGACATCACCCGGCAGTCGAGTTTGCAGCTTGCGTAGCCAAAAACTCTGATGAGCGCCAACTAAACCGAGAGCGCACGACAAAAGAAAGTTGATAACTAAACTCCTTTCCAGTTGGCTAGGTAAACTGACTGCGCAAGCTGTTTCCCCGTTCAGATGAAAAACGGGGAACAACATACCTCTATCGTTCAACGGATAGGACGGCACATTTCTAAGGTGCATATCTCGGTTCAAGTCCGGGTGGGGGTACAACAGAGACTGTTATACGTACATAGACCCGGATTTAACCAGGGGTATCATAGAACGTCAGATCACTTGCCACTTTCGTATAAAGGTATTACACTACTCTGAAGAAGTAATTATCTGGTTTCGAGATCCAGGGGTGGCACAACAGGCGGATTTGCTTGCCGAGGCACGACATCCTTATCAAGGGGGGTGTCGGCCCTTAGAAGTATCGGAGAAATCTAGTGGGTGAGAGACCCATCCAATAGGGTGCAAGGCCCAGCACTTTCCCCCATAGCAAAGCTGGTTAAGCTCAATTGTAGCTTGTGGGAGATGGTAACATTTATGGGAAACTCAACACACGTAACAGCATTTAGGAAGAGGAGAATCCAATACGCAAGGGGGCTTCTTGGAAGCAAGTGCTGCCTGTGCGGCTACAGTACCTTTGGTGGTGCTTTAGACTTTCATCACATAGATCCAGCAGAGAAAGTGTTCATTATTTGCACAAGTAAGACACCCGGATCATTACAGTTTTTCAAAGAGTTGGCTAAGTGTGTCCTTTTGTGTGCAAATTGTCACCGGGAAGTTGAGGCTGGTGTCACTGAGGTACCCCCAGACGTCTATAGGTACTCCTTCTCGGAGGAGGATGTTAAGCGGTTCTTTAGCACCGCCAGCAACTATCACGTCAAACCTACCAGGGTGTGCTCAGTGTGTGGGGGTCCTGTCCCTGGACAGAGGGTATACTGCTCTCCCGCTTGTTCTGGCCTTTCCGCAGAGCATAAACGAAAAATCCCCAGCTCTGTAGAGGAACTAACCAGTCTCCTACAAGAGCATAATTGGAACATATCATCAGTTGCTCGTTCTCTTTTTGTAACCCAATCTGGGGTTAGGAAGGCCCTTAAGGCTGCTGGCCTGATCCGGCGCAGGGAGACAGCTACTGCGGTTTGCGGTTTTTGCGGGGAGGAAATCCCCAAGGGCACCTACAATAAGTACTGTTCCCGTGCCTGTCAGAATCGTGGAAATCCTTCTGCGGTGTTATTTGAGGAGGATTTAGCCCGTGTTTTACAGGAATACGAGCGTAGTGGTTTTATTCTTAGGGTTGCCGCTAGGCAGCTCGGAATAAACTACAGCACGCTAAAGGGTTTTTTGGTCAGAAATAAAGTATATCATGCCAGTATAACTCAGAGGTAAGAGTTTCCGCCCCTTAAGCGGAGAGTCGCAGCGTCGAGACCTGCTACTGGCACACGCGCGTTAGTTTATTCGGATGAAAGAATGCTCGGCTGTGACCCGAGAGGGAGGGGATCGTAGCCCCTACGTGCGACTTTTGCTCGCTTAGCATAAGTGGTCAGTGCAGGCGTCTGATAAATGCCAGAACTGCGTTCAAGTCGCAGAGTGAGCACAGCCCCTACGAAGGGGGGAAATGTGTCTATGGTGTAGTTGGTAGCACGAAGGTCTCCAAAATCTTTGGCGGTTGTTCAAAGCAACCTAGGCACGCTGTATCTTGTGTTCTGTTGTCGTTTACCTGGAGAAAGATGAATAGTCTAAAGCCCCTGTTGATCATCATTGTTGTTGCTGTAGCCCTCTTGTTTGGCGCTGGCGGGTTTTCATACGTGTACGCAGAGTACATTGCACCATTAGAGGTTCAAAAGGCGTATGAGGAGATACCAGAGTCTGTTCGACAGGACCCGGACGCTGCATTAACCTTTAACGCCCAAGAAGGCGTTGTAGAGGTTGCTGAAAAAGGCTTCGACACTGTCGCAGAGGTTGTGCAGAGTGGCAACAGGACCCTTACAACGGTTGTTGTTTCAAGTAATGTTAGAGACATTGTTTTAGTCGTTGGCGTTGTGTTCGGTATCTTCATGCTGATGGGTGGTCTCAAGAAACCTAACGGAAGCAGTGCCTAATGCCGGACGGCAAGACCCACTTTCATAACTGGAAGAAGCTAATCCCAGCCGCAGGAGTTTTCTCTTGCGGCTTTTTGCTTATCTAGGACCAGCTATGATTGTAGTTACTAGACGGAGGCTAATATAATGGGACAAGCTACTTGCTCTCGCTGTGGTAACTCATTTTTGCGTACAAGGGATACCGGCTCTAGGCAGCTGTACTGCTCAAAAGAATGCAGATACGGACCTCGTGTATCTCTTGTGTGTGACACCTGCGGGCTCTCTTTCACTAGACAGGCTAGTAGGGTTAACCGGACAGACAGAAAGAGCAGCGCTGGTAACTTCTGCTCTAAAAAATGTCAGTTCTCCTTTGTTAGGCATACCCCAGTTGAAAGAGTTCCTGTTCCATGCGCTGCCTGTGGCAAAGTGCTTCTTTTGACGCGGGTAGAACATCTTAGGCGGATAAATAAGACTATTGGTGGCGCCGTGTACTGCTCCCGCAAATGCCAAGCAGCGGGGTCCTCCCTTCGAGTACCTATGGTGTCCTTATCCTGTGTCGTCTGTGGGAAGGAATTTTCTAGGCGTGCGTCAAAGCAAAGGGAGCTAAAGAAAAACAATCCCAGAGACTGCTGCGGAATTTCTTGCTCTATGAAACTCCGGCAAGAGGATAGGAAAGAGTATGATCCTTTTAGGACAGTGCTCTCTTCTCTGCTTGCCAAGTTTTCTAAGCAGTCTGGAAACGCAGTAGCACTCTCCTTGGTTGATTTGAAGGAACAGTGGGATTCTCAGGGTGGGAGGTGCCCATACACTGGTATTGAGCTAATTCTTCGGCCAGCCAGGAAGAGGGGTGGCAAAGACCCATATCAGGCAAGTGTTGACAGAATAGACTCTTCTTTGGGATACACTCCGGGAAACATAGAGTTTGTAGCGCTGTGGGTTAACTATGCAAAGAACTCTTGGAGTAGGGAGGAGACAATGTCTTTCTTAAACAGGTATGCGGAGTACTCCCTTGCCAGGCGGTGAAGTGCATGACGCTGAGTGGAAAAAGAGAGTTGCTTACCCCACAATTATCTCTGTTGTTGGGATCACATTAAGCCTGTACTATCAAGAAGTGCTACTAGCCCTAGCATTCTTGGGGGTATCCGCTGGCTACGTTCTTGGAAGGTTCATAACCCCAGACGCTGACCAGCTTACCTTTACTCGTGGTTCTGGCCTCTTAATGCAGAAATTTGGTTTTTTCGGGCTCCTAATAGCTATGTGGTTCATGCCCTACGCATACATGCTCAAGTACATTGGCTTGGGTGGCAGGAAGGGGCACAGATCCACTATGTCACATGGTATAATTATAGGTACCGTTTTCCGCCTGGCTTGGCTCTTGTTACCAGCCGCTCTTGCTGCACTCTGGTCCGGGCTGGCAATCCCAGCCGTTGTTGCCTGGTTCTTCTTGGGTGTCCTTGCTGGTCTTTCCCTGTCAGACTACATCCACATAGCAGCCGACTTCGCATACTTTCCATTTACTAAACGAAAGAGGAGATTGTAGAGATTGATGAAGACGCTATCACTTGCACCAAAAAAGACCTCATCAAATCGAATAGAGGTTATTCGTGGCATACAGGCGAGCGGCCTAGCTTCCGTTTCCCAGGGTGAGGAAGTAAATTCAAGTAACCAAAAGTTTACCCTGTTCTGGGCTATGATGGGGGCGATCCACATCCACTCCTATGTTAGAGCTGCTATGGGGTCTATTGGCCGGGCAGTTGTAGGTACCTGGTGGAAGGTTGCACGCAAGCCGGGGGATAAGCAAGGTACCCGCCTGCAGAAGAAGCGCCTTGAGGCGTTCTACGAAGCCACGGAGGCAAAGACCTGGACAAATGTTCAGGATTACTACTCTGTTGCATACAAGTTTATGATCGGCGCAATGTATCTGCGCTACTTTGGCCAGACAGCTTACAAAATCCACAGGAATAGAGGAGGGGACCCTATCGGGTTCGACCACTTGCCCGGCCTTATCGTTCCAAATACAGACAGCAATGGCTCGTTCAGAACACCTGCTTTTACACAGTACCTGACCAGCGACTTGATGAGCAAGGTTGACTATGCAGATCCGAAAGATATAATCTACATCATCAACCCGGACTGGGAAGGCTCTCCGATAGGTGCGAGTGACTTAGAGGCCCTTGCCGAGTTTACATTACCGCTGGACATCTACCTCCAAACAGCTGCACGAAGCTATCTGGAGAACTCTGCAAAACCCGAGATCGTCTACATGCTTCCACAAGACGTGTCTGATGAGGCTTTCAACGCCTTTGTGGCCAAGCTGAATGAGAAATATACGGGCGCTGCGAATGCTGGGCGAAACCCGGTAGCTGTTCAAGGTGACTTGAAGATTTTGCGGGTGGATGACATGCCTGCCAGCGTCCCATATCAAGAAGCACGCAAAGATACTCGGGACGAAACATTAGCGGTGAGCGGAACAGGTGCAGCTTTAATGGGTGTGTCAGAGAGCTTGTCGAGTGCAAACATTCGAGAGACTCGGCGCCAGTTCCATGAGTCAACGATGGTGCCCCTGCTTAAATTTATCGAGCTTGCGTTTTATGAGCAGGTGCACCTTCGTTTGTTCAAGATCTCTGGGTGGATTCTTAAGTTCAATCAGCCCGACTTTCTAACGGCTGTTGAGCGGGCCACTGTCCATATGCGCTACGTAGATATGGGCGTACTTTGTAGAAATGAAGTTCGTGAAGAGCTCGGTCTTGAGCCTGTTCCGGGCGGAGACACATACAATGTCCCAGTTCCTCCGGGTTCCCAGACAAGCAACCCGCCAGCCGGACGGCAGCCAAAGCCGGATGATCCGTCTGCCACAGGTGAACCAACAATGGATGACCAGGACCCACCCAGAGGGGATCAGAACGGGGACAAGCCGAGAGATTCTATGATTAGAAGTTTTGAAGAGGATGAGGAGTAATGCTATGCCAGAGCAAATGTGGTATTGTGTACAATGTTCCGAGGTTCTTGGAACAACAGTAGCGAACGAGCTAACAACGAACCCAGGAGTAGTTGTTTCTACTCGTGGAGCAAATCTTTTAGTGAACTGCCCAAAATGTTTTGCACAAAAGGTATGGTACCCCAACGACCAAATCGTAAGGGCCGTGTACCAGATGATTGATGCCTTTGCAAGTGTGGCAGTTGCCCGAATGGTCCGAAAGCAGTCGCCATGATCAAAGTATCTCGGGGTAATTTGTACTATGGTGGGGCTGTCCTTTTAAAAGTCTATCAGCAGGTGAGCTTTACCTTTGAAACAGCACTTGCCTACTCTGCCGCTTTTGAGGAGCTCAGCAAGAACATACGGGGCCTAATCAAGGCAGTGGAGTCGGAAGAAGACAAGGAAGTTGTCCAGGCTTTTTTGGAGATCGAAGAAGAGATTCCCATTGAGAGAATCCTGCTCACGAAAAAGGACCTTGAAAAGCTGAACAAAGTTGATTTCACCCCTGGAGAAGTCGGCCTGATTAAGTGGCTCTTCCAGTTCCCGGAAAAATAAAAGAGGCTCATACGAGCCTCTTTTTGTTTACTTGTCGGTCACCTATGCAAAGGTGATTGCGTCTGACACTGCCAATTTTCCATTGGCAAGAACTAGGACCAGGTACCAGGTAGCCACACCAGCCTCTGTAATATTCACGTCAATGTCGCCGTCTGACTCAGATACAAGCTGCCAAGCCTTAGCTGCAGCAACCGCAGTTTCTGACGAATCATTGAAAGCAGCAGTGGTTACATCGCTGGCATTGGTGAGGTCGTCGGTGTTGGCTGTCCAATCACCGGCATTGTTCTCAATAGCAATGTAACCAATGGCAATGTTGCCAGCATCTGCTGCAGGCAGCGCTGCCAAAGCGGTTGGGGCATCGTTGTAAGCCTGCGGAGATCCAGGAACTTTGGATGAGATGGTGCCTGCGGCGTTGATTTGGACCAGGATAACACCAAACTTGGAAGCTGTGATCACATGTGCCGCTGAGAACAGAAGGGCTGTCTCAGGAGCCTTTACATGGGAAACACCACCAATTAGGAATGCGGAAGATTGGGTTGTTTTGAACTTTTCCGCAACAGCATCAATGGCCAGGTTACCATCAACCAGCAAAGCGTTTGTCAGGGCTGGGGTCATCGGAATTGCTAACCCGTCAGTGCCAATAACGGCGCCACCAGAAGGAGCTGCTACAGCAATTGAGTCACCAGCCGCATCGCTGCTCAAATAGGCAGGAACAGAGCTGCGAACAGCCAAGTCCCCACCAGCTGCATCTTTCAGCTGAACAGCAACATTGATGACGTTTCCGCCCTCGGCGCCAACTACAAATGTGGCATCCATGGCTGCGCCGTTCAAGACGTTGATCTCTGCAGCGGTAGGAGTAACCAGTGTACCGGCTGCTGCACCCAGGTAGAGGGCTGCTGTGTGGAACTCATCAAGCTCCTTGTTAGCACCCAAAGCTGCCGCTTTCGAAGCAACAGCTGTGCCCACAATTGAGCCATCGAGCAAGTTCAATTCTGCCGCTGAGCCCGTTACAGCAGTTCCTGCGCCCGCACCAACCTTAAGGCCGCCTTCCGCAATAGCAATGGTGTCCAGGTTCTTATTGGCTCCGAGTACAGCGGCCTTGCTTGCAACAGCAGTTCCAGCCACAGATCCGTCGATCAGGTTCATCTCCGCTGCACTTGCGGTAACGCCCTCAACGGAGGTTCCTGCAGAGCCTACAAAACTGCCGGAGAACTCGGTAACAACCGTGTTGTCCTTCTTGATCACTTTGAAGGTGTAGGTTGTGCTGCGCTCAGAAGCCTGAGCTGCTGGGATGTCGAGCAGGAACCGACCAAGCAAAGCGTCAACTTTGACGTAGCCGTTCCCAGTTGACCAGATTGTGCCGTCTGATGCCACCGTTAAGAAGGCGGACTTGACAGCGTCAAAGTAGTCCTGGAGAGTGTAGCCGCTGGCGGGGGTAATGTCGAAAGCCACAAGTAGGTCGTGGGTATTGGTGTATGCAATATTTTTAGTAGTTGTCATGTGATAATAGCTCCTTTTGTCTAATCACTTCAATCGTAAATCAGCCGATCATCACTTCCGGTGACTTGCCAGCCGCCCCAAGAACGGCATTGATAGCAGATGAGACTTCAGCAGATACAGCATTTTGCTTAGTTCTTTCAAGGTACGCCTCAACTGCTGAACGGACGCTGGCAACATCGAACGTGCCAACCTGAGTAGTTGCAAGTTTGACAACGTAGCCAGCCAGTATCTCGAACGCCTCAGAGGGGTCTTTTACCGCTCCGAGAGCAGATGCAACGTCTGCTGCAGGGACCAGAACTGTGCCGTGCAGCCCAATGGCGAGCTCATTTTTTTCATCATCTACGTAGAACGCTTCAACGTTCGCAGCGATCATGCCGCTGCCATCTGTTCGAGGTTCAACCCCGTTTATTTTTAGTTTTAGTGCCATAGTAGTAACCTCCTGTGATTACTGATTACGAGAAAACTGCGTCCGAATTTACTGATGCTGCTGATCCACCAAAGTAAGCAACGGTCATACCAGCAATATTGAAAAGGATCGGTGTTAGGTTGTTGATTCGTTCTACGCCATCAATATATGCTTTACAACCACCAGCGGTATACACAATCTTAATCTTATAGGTTGTTCCGGCAACAATAGCGCCTGTTGCGTTCCATGTGGCAGTTGTTTCTGACGCAGCGTTTGATCGAATACGCAGCCTAAGCGTATTGGCCGCAGACCACTCAAAGGAAAGATAGTTGTTTATCCCATCACTAAAGACAAAAATAGAGGCTGATGTTGACCCGAACTTTAACATATCTGCGGCATTGTGTCGTGGCGTGTAATTGAATTGAATAATCCCGCTATTAGCCTTTAGGTTTTTTAGAGGCATTGTCGTTGTATCTGCTCCATCGTTTCTGATCCCCGTTCCCTCTGTGCTGTTTGCAAGAGAAGCGGGAGTGACGGTGAGAGAAACGGCATCGAGAGCGATGATATACATATCGTCTGTATACTGTGTTTGCGTTCTAGCAGCTTCGGCAAGTATGTTAAACTGCCTTCCTGTGTTTAATGCCCTTCCTACCCCACAAACATGACGCCAATAGCCACCAACAGATGATGTCCAGTTGGGTAGTGCTTTGTTTCGCTGGATATGCCCATGAAAAGAGGCATTATAGAACCCAAATTTTACGGTTGGCCCGGATAGTATATTTGCCCACCAACCTATTCCAAGATAGCCGATAGGATTTCCTGTTGTCTGATAAATGTAATCGGATACAAACCCACTTGTAGCCAAGAGGGATGAGCCTGTTGAGTGGGTAATCGTTGTTTCTTGTGCCAGATCACCAGCGTCAGCATTATCGTTTGTCCAACCAGAAGGTATCCAGGGATTGCCAGCCCCGACTGTGAGACTCGGATTATCGAGTAGATTAGTATACTGCTCTACCTGATGTACCCCAATTTCCCCACTCGCCGCCACGTTGCTGACGATCACGCTTACACTGACACAATCTGCCACAGTTCCATTTCGTGCAATCGTAGGCAGTTCATAGGATAGGAGCAGGTTGTTGGGATGGTTGTATTCGCTGATGAAAGTCACGCTGATGTTGTCAATGTCACCGATGAAATCTGCATCACCAGCAAAATAGATCGTGGTATCCGTTGTGCATCTGAGATATTCTGTGTAAGTGCCATCTGCTGATCTTGCAGTTCCGCTTGCGCTACTGCCCACTTTCGGAGTAAGTGTACCGGCAGAATACCCACTGATCGTGTAAACCAGCTTGTACAGCTTAGTTATAACAAGCCCACCTACAAGCTGATTTGCGATTGCTTGCGAGAGATTGCTTACTGCTGCTTGTGACCCATCACAGTGAGCTACACCGGCTGCTATTGACCAGCCTGTTCCTTTTACCCACAACGTATCACCAGCGGCAAAGTCACCGTTTGCGACAATCTCTTTTGACCAATCCCCATCCAAATGGGTAATCTCTGCCCCATTCGTCTCATCGTAAATCGTTAGACGAGGTTGTGCAAGTCTGTCAACGCCAGCAAAGGCAAGAGCACGAGTGACGTAATTCGCACCCGCTGATAATCCTACGTATGTTTGCTGGATGCCCTCATTTGCTGCATCCGATCCAAAGTCCTGGCCCCAGTTGAACAGCCGAGCACCCGGAGCATCGGTTTCGAGTGACGGTGTGTTGTTCCATGTGCCAGCCGAAAGAGTTCCGTGATTACCCAAACCGGATTGGTCGGTTGTTGTGGTTCCGTATCCTTCATTACTGTTGCAAAGAAGAAGGGTGTTTGCGTCTGTAGCTGGTGGTGTAAATCTATCGTTCGGAGTAAAGGCGGCAGTATAGCGGATTGTGTTGGAAATTCGCACCCAACCCAAATCACCAGCCCGACCATAGGCATTGTTGTTATTGACGCTTCTGGCTGCGTCACTATCATACACGCCACCAAATATATTGCTATTCCGTGAAACTCCATTGACATACAGAATAAATTGTTTTGTAGCGAAATTGTATGTGAAACAGACGTGATTCCATTTTCCAAAGCGTTCAGTGGTTGATTCGTTGAGTAAACTTACACCATCAACATATAGGTACACCGTACCCCTACTTATGCTGTAAAGACCCCAACCACTCTCGCCACCAGGAATATGGCCCTTTGACAAAATTGTTCTTGTGGCAGTAGCCAGATCTAAGTTACACCAAAGCTCTACGGTAAAATCTGTAGTCAATGGCAGGTCATCAAGTGAGGCCGCACTTCCAAAGCTAACATTGTCGTTTATACTCACGGGCACAATCGGTGTCCCATACGGATACCATTGCGGTTCCCAGGTTCCGTTGGTTATTGTGCCATTCGCCGCTGCACCTATCGTGCCCACATTGGTAACTGTTACCCCGGTTCCTTCTGACATACTCCACTGACCGAGCGTGTTTGCGTCAGGTGCGGGTGGGGTACGAGAGGGGAGGAAATTGGCGGAGTAGCGGACAACGTTGGAGATGCGTGTCCAGCCGACTGTGCCGTTCATGTAATATCCGAACCCAAAACCTAGATTTAAGGTGTACGGAACATCGGAAACAACCGCTCCGATTGCTGCCCCCGATGTGCTTACTAGAACACCATCAACATACAAGCGAACTTTTCTATCGCCATCATCATCAAATGTGAAACAGAAATTGTGGAACTTCCCATCTGTGAAACCAGACGCAGTGGCCATGGCGTCTCCAGATACCGTCCCAATCCTGGCCCTCATTGATCCGTTATCTGTATATAATTCCCACCCCCCGACCCCAGGATTTCCTTTAGCCACCAATGGATGATAGGAAGTGCTACTATTTATTTTAGCCCAAGTCTCAACCGTAAAAGCGTTGTCGTGTAAATTCTGAACACCAGCATCGTTTCCACAACCGATATAGTCACCGCTACCGTCGAAAGCCACTCCCCACTGATTACCGTAGTAACCATTGGCGAGCCAGCCGTCTTTGACAACACTTGACAGATGTGGGTGTGAATGCCCCTCACCTGTACCCGTAACCAAAGCCCCCGCTGTTTGATTAGTGGGTAAGTTGAAACTCTCTCCCCAACTACCGAGAATTTCAGTGATATCATTACCACTTCCTGAATTGTGCTTTAGATTGACAACATCCCCGTTGCCTAAATCTGCTCCATACCTTCCATCAAAATGCACACCTTCTCTGCTGATGTGTAGACCGATGATTTCCCCGCTGTTTACCAGCGTTCCATCGGTGTTACAACCCACATAGATTGCTGCGTTCGGAGCGGCTACAGTTGGGCGAGTGCTGATACCAAAAGTGTGTACATCATTGATCGACACCCTTGCGTAATTCGTACCATCTATGGGATTTTTAGTATCCCACGCAAAGACCAGAGTAACCATCGTTCCAGCGGTCAATGCGCTGGCAACGGTCATTGTCTGCCCGCCAACCGTAAAGCTGTACCGTGAGTTTGCATAGTCGTAAGCGATTGTGACTACACCGGCATGTAGAATGTACGCAAATAGTGTAGCAATCGCCCCACTGGAAGAATATTCCGGTATCCAGAATAGACTTACATCCCCCTGATACGGGTCAAAGTTTGCGTACCAGTAATCCTTGACCTGCGTTCCGCGACTGAAAGAGAGAACGTCACCAACATAAGCACCAGGACGACTTTGCACAATCGGAGCCGTTGCAAATGGCCCGGCGCTAGTTGCCCGTTTCGCCAGCGAGGGCGTGAAGGTGGCAAGAGCAGGGTCAAACCTGAATATTTTCTGTGCAGATGCAAGAAGTTTCTTTATAAGTGTCATAGCTGGCATTTATGCTCCGCTAAAAAGGTAATCGTAGATTACTTTTCCAAGTGTGGTTGTGTACGCAGGAACTGCTATCCCCAGCAGTTGTACAACCGGGGTTTTAGCCATCCGTGGTTGGGATGTGGGGGGCTCTTCTAAGCCTGGTACTGGGATCTTTAGTGGTACGATCAGAACCTCTAACGAGCTCCCTGATAGAGCTGCTTTTCTAGGCTGTGTAAGAACTGTACGCAAAGCAGCTGGGCTTGGCATCTGGCTAGTCCTGGAGAATATTGAGGCGGATTGTTACATCCCCTGTTGCATACGTTGGAGCACCTCGTGTGACAATACACCCATAGATGTTAGCGCTACCAACAGCCTTGAATCCAATCCCCAAATTAGAGGCCATGGATACGGAGTTTGCAGCAGAGGCGTAGTAGGTGTCAAAGTTTATGATGCCGATCAGGGTTGCTGCATGTGCATCTGATAGGGTCCATGCCGCATTGTCGGCTGGTGGGGTAACTGCCGTGTCGAACAACCAAAGCTCACACGTCTTCGACTGGAGTGCAAAGTCAATTAACTCAGCCGACACGATCAGCCCAGTACCACCCGAGAGCCGAACAGCGTCTGTGAAGACCGCTGCTACACCGTTAGCGCCTACATAATCCCCCGCAATATAGGCACCGGCAGTTGGGAGCGCCGGAGTAACCTGCACAGTGGCAAGTTTACCCCCAACCTCCCCTATGTGTAACTCGCTTGCAGGCACGTTAGCAGTCACTGCTCCATCAACAGTAATTACCCCGCCGCCATCATCAATGGACAGGGTGCTACCATTGTCGTCTACTGAGATGGCCGCCCCACCATCATCGACTGACAAAGTGGCGCCGTTGTCATCAACACTGACAGGCTCTGTAACACCCACCGTACCAGAAGTCTTCAGGGTCTTGGTTGCGGGATCGTAGGCGTTAATAATGGCTTCATTTGCAGTAATATTGTCGGTCATTTATCATCTCCAAGATGTTTTAGTGTTCTATTTGTGGGCACTTTTCTGCCTCTTATCCCTACAATTGATACACTTCTAACTTACTTAATTGTAGTCAGTGAGGTGATCATTTGACTATTATTACTATTCGAAGCGGTTTGTCTTTTGCGAGAAGCCCTGACATGTTCCACTTCCTTTCTGATGAGGAGCTTCAGCTTCTTTATACCACATGGGATAAACATGTTTGGGATTGCGACACCCTCAGTGGCGGGACGAAGAGCATTACCTGCCAGCATGTTTTGGACGTGGGTAAGGAAAAGCTCGTAAAGGCGTTTGGTAAGAAACTTGCCGTTCGCTTGTTGGAGATTGCTGAGAGGGAAAATGTCTAAGCAAGTAACGCTGAGCAAGGTATACGGTGTGCCCGTTGAGAAGGTTGCTATGGCTCCAGAAGGCGGATCTGTAGTAATGCGTGGGTTCTTTACATCAGACGCAGTTGATATGACGGGCGACACCATCACAAGATCTGCCACAAAGAAAGCTATTGGAACATACCGTCGATGGGCGAATTTGCGCCTTATGCACCAGCCTATGCCCGTTGGAAAGGTCCTCCGTATTGGGGAGGAGGACGGCCTAGCTTGGAATGAGCTTGAGCTGGAAGTTATAGACCCGCAAGCCATTTTCATGGTAGAAAGAGGGCTAGTTACCGCCCTTTCTGTTGGCATCCTCGTAAACATGGATGCTGTAGAGATCAACAAAGACACTGGTGGCTTTATCATCAATGACTACCTCATGGCTGAGATCAGCCTGGTGGACCACCCAGCAAACTATGATGCTGCTCTTTCCTATGGGAAGGGCTCCAGCATAGAACTAGACCCAGTTATCCGTGCTCGCCTTGCACATGAAGGCAAAATAGCACTTAAAAGTATTTTTGCAATTACCGAGGAGAAAACCATGCCTGATACCGAAATCACTCCTCTTGAAGAAGCCACCCCTGCTCAGGCAGAGTTGCCAATCGAGAAGGACCTGCCCGTAGAAGAGCCCGTTGCAGAAGACGTTCCTGACACAGTTGTTGCAGAGGCTGATTCCCAGGCCTCAGAAGCACTTGTGCACATTGACACCTCTGCATTTGAAAAAGCTATTGAAGCTCGAATGGTTGAGTTCATAAAAGAAATCAGCGACAAGATTGAGAAAGCCATTGCCCCGCCAGCAGTAGAAGAAGCCCCATCAGCAGTAGAAGAAGCCCCATCAGCAGATGAGGCAGAATTGAGATTGAAGAACATTGAGGACAGATTAACTGCCGCTCTTGCAGAGAACGAAAAACTGGTAGCCCAGAATGACGAACTCACCAAGCGCCTGCAGGAACCTGCCGAACGAACCAACGAGATTACCTCGGTAGATTTGCCGAGTGAATCAGCAGAAACAGAAGAAGCCGGACCTTTGAAGAAGGCGCTGAATGCGTACTTTAACAGCGGTCAGCCAAACGTTATCATTCAAGCGAGGAAATAACACATGATTGACACTACAAAACTGACGAGTGCCCTCCAGAAGCATTTCGGCGCCAACCTACAGAAGGCTTTGACAACCACCGGCGACGGTGCTGCTCTTTTGCCCTATGATCTGGACTCCGTCCTGCACGAAGAGCTCTTGAAGAATCAGCCATTGGCTGTTCTTATGAACATTGCACCGGCTGGTGGGAAGACCCATGAGTATCGTGTGCGCAGCAGCCATCCGCAGGCTTGGTACGAGGGTGAAACAACCCCAGCCAACAACAAGAACTCAGTGTACGCTGCAAAGACCGTTGCTATGAAGATCCAGCGCATCTGGGGTCAGGTTTCTGGCTTTGCACAGGCAGCCGATGCCCGCTTCATCAATGCCCTTATGACCGAGCTCGAAGGCTCTGTTGAGGGTATGGGCAACGTTCTTGAGTTCGGCACTATGTGGGGCGCTTCGAATGACATCACCTTTACCGGCGATGCGTATCAGTACTCCGGCATTATCAGCCGATTGTTCAAGTACGCTCCTGAGAACGTTGTAGACGCTGGCGGTGACAAGATCACCCTGGACGACTTCGACGTTGCGATTTCCCGCTCTGCCAGCTTCCGAGGCGTCAGGAATGACCCCAAGTTGTGGCTGATGGGCACTCGTATGCGCCAGGTGTGCGACGGTCTTCAGACCAAGGTTCAGATCCCTCTGACTTCTGCCGTATTGGCCGATGGCAAGATCACGATGAATGCCTACGCAAACATCCCGATCTACGAAACCGACTACATTGTGCCTGCTGACACTTCAAGCTCTCCTGCCGATGGTGCAGCTGCTACTGGTGGTGTTGGTGGTACCCTGACTCAAGGTACACAGTACTTCTACAAGATCTCCTCTGTCACTATGCAGGGCGAGCAGATCTCAAGTGCTCAGTTCGATGGCACAACTGGTGGCGCCGACCACACAATTAACCTGACCTGGACTGCCGATCCTTCGGCTCTTCTGTACTACATCTTCCGTGGAACTGTCACCGGCCAGACCAAGCTGATTGACATCATCCCAGCGCTGACCTACGACTCAGCCGGAACGGTAAACGGAACAGTTGCTTCTTACGCCGACACCGGCGCAAAGACGGCGATCACCCAGGTCAAGCCTCTGTTGACCGGCGAGCAGAACATCCTGCTTGTGAACACCAGCGCTTCTCGTGGCTACAACCACTTGGGCCTGATTGACGACATGGGCAGCCCAATTGATCAGCTGTTCAAGTATGTGGAGCTCGCGAGGGTTAAGGATACTTACGATTACCTCCTTAAGGGTTACTTAAGTGGTAAATTGGTCTATCCAAATTTAGTTGCGCTAGTCCGAAATTGCAAATTGTCGTGATAAACGGAAAACTAATCTTGTGTGATTAACTCACGCAAGTTCGACAGATAAACGATTGTAGGAGGTGGAGACATCTCCTACTTTTGTTTTATGGAGGACGTATGATTTTAGCTGAAGAGTCTGGGAAGTTGCTTGTCAGGTGCGACAACTGCGAAAAAGAGTGGTGGATTACAGAAAGTAGCAACACCGCAAAAAATAAGGGTGATGAGCACCATTGTTCGAGGGAATGTCGTCTGGCCAATAAGAAGAACGGCATAAGCCCCTGCGCCTGGTGTGGAACACCCGTTAAGCAGTACCTATCCGCCATCAAGCGGGGAAGGACTCCTTTCTGCTCTACGGAGTGTAGCAAAGCCCACCACGCAGCAAACAACACAACAGAGGTTACATGCTCTGTGTGTGGTAAGCCTTTTACCATTACAAACGCCCGGCTTAAGAATGAGCAGAAAACCCTCTGTTGCTCAATGTCTTGCTCGAACAAGGTGAGGGCCATTTCTCGTAGGAAGGAAAAGGAGCGGGTTATCTGCCCTGTTTGCGGAGAGGGATTTGCATCTGACAGCCAGAACATTGGCCAGGAGTGCTGCTCAAGAACCTGTGCTGCCATCAACAAAACGGGTAAGTACGCAGGGGACAAAAGTCATATGTGGAGGGGAGGGACTACTAGAGACACTGTTCTTCGGGCCTCCAAGATCTACTGGAAGCGGATAGCGGATTCTATCCGGGAGATAAGGGGAAATGTGTGCGAGGTTTGTGGAAAGCCTGGTACAGGAAGAAAACTCCCTGTTCACCACATAATCCCGTGGCAAACTTCCCACGACGACTCTCCCGAGAACCTTCTCGTTGTTTGCTTAAGGTGCCACAAAACCCTGGACAATGTTTATGCCTATCAGGGCATTGCCCCTTTCAAAAGCTCCCACCCCTCCGTTACCGGATTGTAGACTTTAGGAGATTTCCCATGGCCTGGACCCTTTGCTCAAAACAAGACGTAATTTCTATCCACCCCGTACAAGCCGACTACCTCCAGGACTTCTGGAGCGATGCTGTCGAGAGCTTGATCAGGAAGCACGTAAATGCTCCAAATTTGGGAGTGCCCACCGTTGTCGTTGCTGAAAAGCATGACGGAGATGGCTCTCCTATTCTTGTTACCAACAACCCAAACATTATATCTGTTCAGGCCATTCGAGTGTCGGACGTAGCATTGGTTTCCGGTGACTATGTCTCTTACGGCAGCCACATAGCCCTCATCTCGGGTGTGTTTCCTGCGGGTTTTGGAAACATTGCAATAGATTACACCCTGGGCTCTGCAACGGTTGACCCTCTTGTGCGCTTTACAGCGGCTACCATGGTTGTGGCAGTTGTGAACTATAAGCGTAGAATGGGCGCCGATGCCTCGATCAAGTGGGGAAATGCCAACGATGGGACAGAAATGGACAACAAGTCTGCCAACATCAACATAGGGCTGACCAGCCATATGAAGGTGATAATGACTCGTATGCTTCCAAGGGAGAAGATTCTCCTTGGCTAAGGGTGGTTTTACCAACCGGGGCTTTGCAAACACTAGACTAAACGACTGGTCTGGGTGGGTAAGCTCATATAACCAGTCTCCGTTCGTCATAATGATGGAACTGAGAATGGTGAACCTAAAGGGGGTGGAGGCCGGACCAGAAGCGTATGACGCTGCGGTACTTGCCTCTTTGCGTGGGGCTGCTCGTGCTCTGGGAAAAGCTATTAGGGATGAGGCGCATGCTCGTCTTGAGCCAAAGAAAGATGCCAGTACTGTAGGTGCTTCTGGCGACACTATGAAGTCTGTTCGGTATAAAGACACTGGCAGAGCTGTCATAGTTTACGATGATGGCTCTGGTCAGCTTCCGTTCCTGGCAGATGATTCTCCAAGAAAAGGGCCGCCGAGCGAAAGCGTTGTTGCTGCTTGGATGCGTGCCAAAGGACTTCAGATCCAAATTATGGACAAGGATAAAAAGCCAGTAACTAAAAAGGCACCAAGCATTGGAGTTTCTAGGATAATCGGAAAAGCACCACAAGAGGCTCTTGCAAAAAAGAAGCCCCGAGACACTGAACAAATTGCCTTAAGAAAGATCGCCATGAGCATCTGGAAGAAGGGCAGAACATCTCTGCTTGACAAGCATCCACAGGGCAAGAAAGCCTACGATTTGTGGGATGAGCTGATGATCAAGGACCGTCAAATGGTGGATGAGATGGCACTGAAAGCCATAAACGGTGCGTCTGAAAGGCTTAAGTACTACATTGCCACAGGTAGGAAGCCAAGAATGACCAACATGGATTGAGGAGAGAAGACATGTCATTTCAAGATTTAAGCGATGCTGTTCTTGGTGAAGTAAAAACAGCCTTTGCAAGCCTGGTAGAATACAAAGATGCTATCCAGATGGGTGACCTGGACCGCATGTTAAATGTGGTCTTTGAGGGGAACAGCACAATAGGGATTATGCTGGACTTTGTAGGGGGTGTTCGAGAAGCGAATGCCCAATTTGCTGGTAAGCGCTGGCGCTGGAGCTGGGTAGGGGCTGTGATGATCCTGTACAAGGGTGAAGACGCCCTTATAGAAGACCAGCTGGCCCAGACCCTGGACATTTTAAGAACCTTAATGGTTGGGAACCACACATTGGGTGGTGCCGTGTTCGCCGGGCACGTTGTAAGCATCTCAACTCCTGAGAAAGTTGCGGTTGGTGACGGGGTTGCTTATTGGGTTCCGTTCAACATAGAAGTTACAGACAAGATACAATAGGAGGGCACATGCCTAAGAAACTAAAAAGTGAATCATTGGACATTGAAGAGTCTGTTTTTGAGGAGCCGGTTCTTGCAGAGGAAGAGACCCATCCTTTGGAAGAGGAGCTCCCTGTTGTTTTTGCATCAGAAGATCCAGAGTTCCCGGACGGTTGTCGCTTCTTTGACGAGAACGACTTCTACAAGTGGGCTCACGAAGCAAATATGCGCAAGCCGATCTACTCGGACGTTGTAGTGTTCTCTGGTGGGTTTTCATCCGCCCCCACACTTGAACGATTCGTGATCGGCCTGGCCCTCTCAAGGATGCACACAGGAGCAACAGCCTACCTTCCTGAGCGGTTGGGAGTTATTGCCCCCCTTGCTCAGTTCGGATTTAAAGAGACGGGGAATTTGGCTCCGGTAGGCTTTGTAGCGTACTTAAAGGTGCGGTGATTGTAGTCAATGAGCACGAGAGGATTTGAGAGCAAAAATATGGGGCTTCCTATTGAGAATATGGAGGACACACGTACACATAATTTCATAGGAGGAACAACTTATGTCAGCTATCGTAGGCATTGACGCAAAAGTAGATATGTCATTGGACAGTGGGGCGACCTGGGCAACCTTGCCCGAGCGCAACGAATTTACAATCTCCATTTCGGTGGATGTTGCAGAGCGAAAGCCGTTCGTAGCCAGCCTGTCTGATGCTTGGGTCTTCAAAGCGAGGACCTGGATGAACTGGAGTGGAAGTCTGCAGGGTTATTTTGACGACGCAGACGACACCATCTTCACCAATATGAAGTTGGGAGAAACTGTACGGCTTCGCTTCTTTGACAGCCGGGCAACCCTGACCAAGTACTGGGAAGGTGACGTGCTTCTGACCAACGTCGAGCACGCAGTTACCACAGAAGATTTTGCGACCTTGAGCGTAGATTTCGAAGGCGTTGGCGCCCTTTCACGAGTGACCAGCTAACCCGAATATCATCTATCCAAGTGCCCGTAGCTATTTCTAGTAGTTACGGGCACTATTTGTTTCTTTAGGAGTTTTGAGAATGTCTGAATACAAAGTTTTGGTTGGCGCAGTAGAGTACGATCTTGTCAAGAAAGGTCGAGCACAGGCTGAGCAGGTTGGCTTGTTGAGCAAGTGGCTGAGCGTTTACGGTGGGGCGATCAAAGTGGATGGGGCTCTTGAGAACGGGCTGGACCTTGTAAAGGCCATCACAGGGGCGCTGTCAGCGGATGCTCTGCTCGCACTGTTCGTGGTTGTTACCGGCTGCACACCCGCAGAGGCAGAGGAGCACTTTGACGTTGGAATCTTGTTAGATTCTGTGATCATCATTTACGAGAACCAGGAGCACATTAAAAAGGTCCTGTCTCGTTTTTTCTCCGTAGAATCCTCTCTGAACGCTTCGGAGTAAGGGTTCTTCACGAAATCAGGAAAGCGTATGGCTGGACTGATGACGTTATCCTGGATCAGGTAGAGCTGTATGGGCTAGGCTGGATAGAGGAAACATTCAAGCTGATTAGAGAAGACTATGTGTCGGATCTGCGCTGGCTATCAGCCATGCTCCCATTGGCACGAACACCAATGGACAGAAAGGCCGGACAGTCTCTTCAGAAGCACCAAGAAAAGCTTGGGCGAATCCTAGACAGCCTGGTTCCTTGGCAGAAGACTGCACAATTTAATGCTTTAAGGCGCAAGAATAAGCAACTCGGGCGTGGGAAAGAGACGCAGATTATAGTAATGCTGGACGGAGACATGGCGAACAATCCGTTATTTAAAGATGCTGCAATAGGAAAATAACGAATGCCAACTTCACAGATAGTAATTGCTTATAAGGGAACGGGGCTTACTCAAGTTATTGCTGGAGTTAGCAAGGTACGTGCGGCCATGGCTGCGCCAATAAAGACACCTATGCAGGTTGTCCCCACAAGTGCTGCTCCGGTTTCTCAAAATCAAGCAGGAATAAACGCCCTAAAAGCCAGCCTCCCACAGGCAGGGCAAGCCCCCGCAGCGCTGGCGACTGGGCTAGGGAAGGTTGTTGCAGCTGCCAATGCCGCAGCCCCAGCTATACGGGCTGTTGCAGCTGCCATAACTGCGGTTAACAATGCCGCAGCATCCCCCGCCACCCAAGCTCTTGCTGCAGAGAGCAAAAAAGACGCTGCTGACCAGGAAGCGCTCCACAAGAGGATTATAGGTTGGCAAAAAGCCCAGGCTAAAGAGGCTCAGAAAGCGGCAGCAGACAAGGAAAAGGCTGCTAAGAAGGCTGAGCAGGCGGTTAAGAAGCTCGCATCGGAAGAGAAGAAGGCCGGTCAAGAAGCTAACAGGTCAGCTGCTGCTGTTGAGTCCGGCTTTAGGAGGGTTGAGCGATCTGTCCTAAAAGCGGCGAACGTGGTTACCAGTTTTGGCAACCAGGCTCGCATGGTTTTGCAAGGTATAATGTCTATATCAAAGGCGTTCTCTATGACCGTTACACCAGCGATCATAGGGGCTTTTGTCTATTCTGGAAAAGCTGCTATCGACTTTGATGAGTCCCTTGTTAGGGTGGCTAAGACAACTGGAATAACCGGCAAGAACTTTACAAAGCTCTCCTCACATCTGAGGGAATTGGCACTCCACACATCTACCTCTGTAGTTGACCTTGCGAAGATTGCTGAGCAGTTGGGACAGGTTGGTGTAACAGACGTTGATCGAATTAAAGAGCTCACGCACACATTTGACATGCTGTCCACGTCCACAGATATTTCAGCTGACACGGTTGGTATCTCCATGGGTAGGATTGCAAACGCCTTTGGTATTGATCTAAACACTGCAGAGGGCACAACCCAGATTGCCAAGCTGTCGTCTGTCATCAACCGGCTAGAAAACGAGATGGCGGCCACTGCTCCACAAATCCTGGACTTCATGGACACCTTTGCCCAGACTGGATCGCTGTTTAAAACAGATGACCCTCTCAAATTTGCTGCACAAATGGCTGGGCTTGGCTCTACACTGACCTCTGTTGGCTTCTCATCATCAGAGGCAGGCACAGCTATGCGTAGGTTCTTGGCTGAGATTGTCCAGAACGTGGACAAGGTTCAGGACCTTATGGGTGGGATTAAGGGCTGGGGCTCTGAGCAGGAGATTCTGAATAGGATCAACACGGATGCTGTTCAGGTTGTGCAAGAACTGGCCGCTGCTGCTGGAAATGGAAATGGTGCTGCGCAAGTCTTGTTCAAGACTTTGGAGGTTGGTGGAGATCGAGGCGGAAAGGCTTGGGCAGCCCTTGCGTCAAGCACGGACCTTGCAGGGAAGTCTATTGCCCTTGTAAACGACGAATTAAAAGCAGGCAACTCTCTGTATTGGGAGCACCAAAGGGCTCTTCTTTCTACGAAGGGTCAGCTTGGCGTTTTGCGGAACGGGTTTAACGAGGTTGTGCTCGTGCTGGGCGACACCCTTCTCCCAGTGATCAACCAGGTTATCCAGACAATTATCCCCCTTGTAAGAACATTGGCAAAGAGCTTCCAAACAATGTCAGAAAAGAATAAGCTGATGATTGTTGGGCTTGCCATGCTGGTGGCCGTTGCTGGTCCAGTTGTACTGTTCCTATCCCAGATCGGGTTTGGCCTGGCTATGGCAAGTGTGGCTGCTGGTGGGTTTGTAAAGAACATTCTGCAGATAGCCTTTGCAGTTGCTCGTTTATTCCGGGGAATTGTGCCTCTTGGAAAGATTATAGCCTCTTTCGGTTCCCTATTCAAGAAAGCTGGCGTGGCTATTAAGGGCTTTGGGGGCTTGTTCGGCACGCTAACCAGCTTGTTTGGCTCCTTTGGTGGGGCTATTTCTGGTTTTGTGTCTGGTCTGTTTTCTGCTGCAAGCGCCGTGTTTGTGGTTATTGGCTCTGCTGTCGGCTTCCTGATTGGCGGAGTTGTAAAAGCTATGGGGGTTGGGGAAGAAATTGCAGAGTTCTTCTTCCAGCTTGCGTCAAACGCCCGTGAATGGGGCGCCAACATTGTAAACACGTTTGCAGGTGGAATGCTGTCAGCGGTTGCCACCACCCTTGCAAATGTTATGCAGTCTATTGGTAACTTTATTGGAAAGTACCTGGCTGGAAATTCTCCGCCAGACATGGGTCCGCTCTCTCACATTGACTTGTGGGGCAAGAACGTATTTGACGCTTTTCTTGAGGGATTCAAGCAGGCGGACTTTGGCGTTCTTGCTGATATTGGCGAGCGGATCAAGAGAATCATAGACACCTTTGTAAAGGTGGGATTGGCCGGGGATCAGGACCCATTCAAGTTTACGCTGGAAGCAAGAAAGAACCTGGCAGAGCTGATCAAGGTCTTTAACGAGACTGGGAAGATTTCAGAAGAGCTTTTGGCTGCCACTGTAAAAGATGTTGGTGAGCAGAAAGAGGAAGTCAGCAAGCTGGTTGTCCTCTGGTTGAAGTACAACAAGATCCAGCAGGACCTGGCCGATCTGGAGAAGCGCAAGAAGGGTGTCCTTAAGGGCTACGAAGCAGAGGTAGCTCTGATTGCGAAAAGCAACATGTCCGCCGAAGAAAAGGTGGAAGCTATCCGGGCGGCTATGCGTGGGCGGAACGATGAGCTTAGGGTCATTGAGCAGGAGAAAGAGGGCCTTGAGGAACAGGAAGATGCTGCTAAAGGACTGTTAGAAGTTCAAAAAGAAATGCTTGAGGCTATGCAGCGGCAAGACGAACTTCAACTGGGCTTGATAGACGCTTTAAAGGGGGGCTCAGACGACCCGAATATTGGCGGGAAGGCTTGGACGCTGCCAGAGGGTGTGTTTGACGGTATCCGAAATGCTATCCAGGGATTTGAGACCCTTGAAGAGAAGATAGGCAGAGCCCAACTTAAGTGGGAAGCGTTCCTTGCTGGTTTGCAGGGTACAGGGGACCGTCCAGAATGGATTATGCCTACGGACCAGGGTGGTGTTGGTAGAAATGGGATAGTCGAGGATGTTGGAGGAACCCCGACAGACTTCTTTGACCAGCAGAAAGCCTTTGATTTTGGTGCGAAGATTAAGGCCCAGATAGACATTGCTAGGGGTGCTTTTGATAGCGTCTTTGGCGAGGGTGGCTCTATTTCTGGCCTGTTTAATGGCCTATTTGGTGAGGGTGGCACTGTAGGAACCCTGCTTACTGGGTTATTCGGGGAGGGAGGAACCCTAACAAAGTCTTTGGATGAGCTCCCAGGGAAGATAACTGCGGCGTTTACGGGAATAGTTGTTCCTCAAGCGCTATTAGACATAGCAGCGGCTTTCCAGAAAGGCTTCGACTGGGCTAACCTATTTTTCGACAAGGTAAACAGCTGGATTACCCTGGTTGGTTTTGACCTTGTTCTGGATGGGATAGCGGAAGCACTGACGAATATTGGCCTATCTTTCGACACCAATAAAGGAAAATGGGATGCCTTCTCAATTGTTGTTGGGGCCATTGCCTTTTCCCTTGGCGTTATTGCCGCTGCCCTTCTTCCAATTGCTTTGCTGATTGTACTTCTTGGCGGGGTAATTACCTTGTTTATTGCGAAGCTGTTTGAGGCTTGGCTGTTCCTAGGTGAGCTTAAGGACATGCTCGCAAAGATAGTAGAGCTGGTTTTGCTGAAGGTTATCACCGGGTTTAATGAGGTTAAAGACTTTCTACACGGGTGGTTTGATGACAGGAAAATGGACTTTGTTGCCTTTCTGTGGACGATTGGGGATAAGGTACGGGCTGGCCTGGCAAAGGTTGTTGAGGGGTGGATTTGGATCTTCACAGTCATCAGAAATAGGCTTGTTGAGTTCTTCGCACATGTCGAGAGCGGCTGGACAAAGCTATTAAACACTGTAAAGGGCTTTATCGAGACAAAGGTTGCGGAGTGGAAGGCCCTATTTGAAACTAAAATCTCCGAAATTCAGTCTCTGTTTTCGGTAGACACTTTAAAGACGGCTGGCGTAAACCTTATCCAGGGTTTGTGGAACGGAATATCTGAAAAGTGGGAAGAGTTCAAAAAGTGGTGGGCAGCCGCCTCTTCTGGTATACTGGAAACCATAAAGGATATTTTCAACATTCAATCCCCATCTGTGGTTATGGAGGGAGTTGGCAAGAACATTGGCGCTGGCCTTGAGAACGGTCTTTCTGCCTCCATGGACTCTGCAAAGGCTGCGTTCTCTGCCAGCCTGGGCGGGATGATCAACGAGCCAGTTGGTGCGGGTGCTGGGGTTTCCGGTGGTGGAATGACTCTGGTATTCAACAGAGATTCTGTCCGTTCAGATGCCGACATAAAGGCAATTGCTGATCAGGTTCAGCGTGTGTATGAGAAGAAGGCCCGAGGGGCAATGAATATGCGAGGTAGCAAGTAATGGCTTTTATTCTAAAACTTACAGATGGCACACTGGTTGCCGACTTCATATCAGCAGGTACGGGCTTTCATCTGGAAGATGCCGGGTTCAAGATCGGACCGGCTAAGCAGAAGGAGATGTGGGGTGGCGGCTCCATCTTTTCAAAGTCCGGTGCTCAAATTGTTGCAAACACACTTGAGAACCGGGAATTGGAAATTACATTTACCTTGTCTGGTGCAACCCCGGCAGCGCTGTCTACAGCCGCCTCTACGATTGAAAACCTGATAGAGGCTGCCAGGACCAGATCCAAAGATAGGATGGGGGCTCGGGTGGAACTTCAGTATGCGTGGAATGCAGCAACGGCTACCACTTACTTTGAGGTAATTACTGGTGAAGTCCTTTGGCCGGACGATGTAATGTCCGTTGAGCAGATCCACCAGGTAAATGCAGACGGAGACTTGGAGATTTGGGGCATGCAGCTGACTTTGACAGTGACTCCCGCAGCTTCCAATATCTCTCCTGTGAACGGGACACCATTAGCTATCCAGCTTACAAACGGCAACGGAACAGACGTTACCACCGGCCTGGCTGTTTGGAATCATAACGACGCTGGCACTGGCCATGATAACTATGTAGAAATTGATGGTGCTGACCTTCTGGGAAATTACCCAATGAAGACCGTCTTAAGTTTGCAATCCGACTCTGGAGAGTCTGAAAAGACCAGCGTAGTTTACATAGGCGCTCGGGTTGGCAGCTTTGCATTTAAGAGCATCCTAGAAGATGATGCAGCCTCTTATGCCAAAGGTAGCCCAACACCAACGGTGGATGTGGACTACTCATCGGCTGGAACCCATACAGCGGTTTCCTTAACCTCTACCACGGGAGAGTCCTTGTTTAAATGGACGCTTACGGACCAGGAAACTGAGGATACTCGGGGGGCTTTCCGCTTCTTTGGGCGGGTGGCGCCGAGTACCCACTGGCCCAGCAATGCTAACTTCCGAGTCGTTGTTCTATATGGAACGACCAGCTTGTACGCTTCTGAGTGGCGTAAGCCTGTCAGCACAACCATCGAGCTCTTTGACTTGGGCACGATATTCTTGCCACCATGGCTGTCTGGTGTGTCCACTGCTTTGGCTGGATTGGTCATCTCATTGGAAGGCAAGTTGGACGCTGCAGGTACGCAGGCGGTTGATTTGGACTACGTAGCCCTCCTCCCCCAGGATGGTGGGTACCGGGTCTTAAAGTTTCGAACAACTGGAATGGCACAAACAGAGTACCTTATAGACGATGGCTGGGAGGACTCTGTGTACCACATAAACACCTCAGCTAAGAAAACGGGCATCCCATTCGGAATTATGCAAAGGATTTCGTTGACCCCCGCAAAGGATGTTCGCTTGTACTTCCTAATGGAAGGAACTGCCCAAAATGCGGAAATTACACGAAAGCTAAAGGTGATAGTTAACGTTGCTGGTCAGTATAACGGAGTGGCATAATGTTCTTAGGCGCCGCTATCTGGCGGACATATACAGAGCTTGACACAGACTTTGTGGAGTGGGTGGAATCTATTGATGATTTCAACTTTGACACAATCGTTGTTGGCGGATTTGGTTCTGCCAGCTTTAGTGTTGGCGTTTCTGGGTGGTCTGCCAGTCGGTGGTATAGGGACTATGTTGGCTACCACGTAGTCATTTTTGACTTCTTCGGGCGCAGAGTGTATGAGGGTCGAGTCCAAGCCACTGATGGCTCTCTTGGAAAAGTGTCTGTCAGCTTGGCCGGGTACTACGTCCATGCGGGGGATTTGACCCATGGGATAGAGTACCCTGCAAGCGTTCCAACGTCCATATCGGACATCATAATTGACACGGTCACTCTGGCCGATCAGTGGAGCACGGACTTGACCCACATTGACCTGACTGTTACAGACATCACTCCCCAGGACTTTAGGGGTGAGACAAAACTGCAAGATGCCATAGATGCCACAATCAAGTTTGGCTCAGACGGAATATTGCCCGTTCCTCTTCACTTTGGAATCTGGGAAAATAGGGTTGCTTATCTCACGCCATATAAAGAGCCAACAGGTGAGCCTGAGTGGCTGATCTACACAACGGATTTTGTAGACTCTGGTAGCTTCTCAATTGCCCGGTCAAGGGATAACCTGTTCAACAAGTTACAGGTTCTGTATGATGACCCGGACATTGGCCAGGACTTTACTGGTTGGTTTGAGGACCTTGTTAGCCAAAGCCTTTTCGGCGTCAGAGAAGGCAGTTTGAACATAGGAGCGGCTGAGCCTGGCTTGGCGAATATTATAGGGGCGCTTGCCCTTCGAAGCTACGCATACCCAACTCAGGAATCCAAGATAGAAGTATCCGGTAGAGTGTATGCCTGGGCTGGAGCAGCGGATTATCCATACATGGTTAGGGCCGGGGATCTGGTAATGATCCCGGACTATGACCCCTCTGTTGCCCAGTCTGTTGCTGGCCAGGCCGGTCAAGATTTTGCAATTGCAGTTGTTACAAGGACAAGCTACTCTGCGAATGACAACAAGCTGAGTATAGAGTTTGGCAAGGCGAACCCAACCCTGGATTTGCTGCTGGCCAGATTGGGTATGAGCAGCGGGTCTGTGAGGTAATCTTGGACCAGACAACGATCAATGAACTAAATTCATACTTCCTCAGCAAAAAGGGTGGCGGCGTAGATGGCTTTATCAAGCCTGCAGTAGATGACACCCACGATCTTGGAGCGGCTGACCAGCGTTGGAGGACGATTTATGCTACCAGTGTTGTTGCTGGCAGCATTACGGGTGGTTCTGTAGACTCGGCCACGGACGCTGACCGAGTAGATGGCTTTGATGCTGCTCAAAACCCAATCCCTGGTTACTTGCTGGCCCTTGACCCGCAAGGAACGTACCCAATCTCCGTATACCCAGAGGCCATTCTTAAGGATGGGTCTCGGGCACTGGAAGGCAGCTTGACGGTTGTTGCTGGTGCTCTAATTGATGCTGTTGACATTGGCGCCCACAACCATTCAGGCGCTGCTGGTATGGGCACACAAATGGGGCATGCTCTTTTAACTGGGCTTGACGCAGACGACCATCCTCAGTATGCTCAGCGTGGTCAGGATGAAATCATTACGGGGGATTGGGCCTTCACAGACCTTGTTGACCGTACAAAGGGTTGGCAATTCTTAGCAGAAGAGTACAAGTTTGTTGCCCTTGCTCACAGCTTGTTTATGGAGGCAACAACCTCCTATGCTCGAATAGCGTTAGGTGCCCTTGTTGCAACAGAGTACGGAATTACCCTGTTTGATGATACAACAAACACCTACATCAAGGTTGGCCGGGGCGACGATGTAATCATGCTGTCCTCTACAGACGCTGCCTACCTTTTGTGGGCGGGGGATGCGATAGCGGCGGATGCTCCATTCTCTGTCGCAAAAGATGGGTCAATCTACTCCATAGCTGGGGAGATTGCTGGCTGGACCATCTCAGCCGCCTCTCTTGAGTCGAATCTTCTAAGCCTGCAAAGTGCTGGCAGGATCGTGGCCGGGTCCGGCAATGACATCATTTATTTGGATTCCCAAGATGCTACTTGGCGCTTGTGGGCTGGAAATGCAACAGCGTCTTCTGCAGCGTTTAGGGTTAGCAAGACTGGTCGAGCCTACTTTGCAGACGCCTATGTTGTAGGAACTTTACGTAGCACAAATTTTGTATCTGGTACTTCCGGCTTTTCTATGAACTCAGATGGAACAGCCGAGTTTGATAACATTATTGCCCGTGGTAGATTGACAGCATACGTGTTGGCAGAGGCAACCATCTCTGTTGCAAGCGGCAGGACGATCATTTCGGATGGGGCAGTTCTGGCAGTGGACATGTCAAACACAGATGACTTTATCATCTTTGATGCTCCTGCATTCGAGGCGAGTGACATCATCCGCTTGAAGCCGGATATAAACAGGGACGAGTGGATGCTTGTATCCTCTGCCCCAATCATTGTGGCTGAGGGGTTCAAGTACTTTGTTGTTAGGAGCCTAAACTCGGCAGAAGTGGGGTATGTTCAGTCGGCCTTCTACGCTGGTGAGAATGCGGCCAGGTTTGGAAGCGCTTCCGAAACCGGGTCTGGTGCTCCCCTATCCGCAGGTGAGGAGGGCCAAGAGCTTGGTGAGTTTCAGCCTGGTGGTCCTAACCTGGCAACTTCTGGCGGGTACCTTATCTTGGAGGGTGGGAGGGCCTGGGGTCCATATTTTGGGGTTGTGCGCAGGTATGGGCCATTGTATGATCAACTCCTGGATGTTGTAAGGATTGGAAACCTTTCTGGTATCCTGGACTATACAACGGAGATTTACGGTGCAGTCTTTGGCGACTCAAATGACTTCATGTCTTACGATCCAACAAACGGGCTCAGAATATCTACTCGATCAGGAGTTACAACAATCAACCAGGCCGGAATGGCAACAGATGTGTTTTCGCTAATCCAAGAGGACACTGTACCGGACTACCTAGACAACCACATGAATTTGTGGAACGACTACGCATCCAGCGGACACCGATTAAAGGTTAGGTCAAAGTTTGGAGCGGACGAGCTCACAACAGAGGTGATGCTTGGCTATCTGGGGGATCTGCCAATTGTAACAGTTACGGGAGATCACACAGCCACGCTGTACAATTGTACAATTCTGGTTTCTTGCAGCTCTGTTAACATCACCATAAATCTGCCTGCTGCAGCATCCTGTGCTCGGCACGTCTACCACATAAAGAAAATAGATGCCACCGGATATACGGTGATCATTGATCCAAACGGAAGTGAGCTGGTTGACGGAGTTTCTACAAACACAATCAGCGCCGCAATGGCCACAGTTTCTGTTCAGAGTGACGGATCTGGCTGGTTTACCATATGAGAGGCTTTTAAACAATGACGGCTAATTTTCCAACAACTTATGATGCTGTGTCTGATGTATTCGGAGCGCTTAGCAGCTTAGCCGTGCTAACCCTGAACGGTGGACACAACTTTGCAGCTACCACATTCACATTCAATGAAAGCGTGGTGGGTATCGGCATTGATACTACCTTGGTGGCGGCAGGGTCTGGGTTTTCAGAAGTCGTTTTTACAGGCGCTGGCCTGGACGATGAGACCTTTGGTGGAACTTACGATGGGATACCCAATCGGGTAGATTTCGTCGTTCAGATAGATGGAACAGGCAGCCCAGACACTTTTAAGTGGTCAAAGGATGCGGGTGCTACATGGGAAGATACGGCTGTCCCATGCTCTACGGGGGCAACGGCTCTTTCGGACGGGGTTACTATCCTATTTGCCGCCTCAACTGGTCACACAATCGGCAATAATTGGGCACTTTCTGCCGGTATAGAACTCATAAGGGTTACCGTTAACAACACAACGAACCTGACAGTTACTCGTGGATTTGACAATTCTGTAATCCGGGCCTACACTACGGGCCATACATTTACTCAGGACATCACATCTGGAGACTTTACAAGGCTTCGAGACGTGGTACTGGCTGCCCAAAAGTTTGCGGGGCTTGTTGGACTGTTTGCTGCAAGGCCGATGGGGTGCTTGCCCGGAGAAGTGTACATTGCAACGAACACATCTACTGTGTACGTCTGTTTTGAAACAGACACTTGGACGGCCTTTCAAATAGCAGACCATGGCGGGTTTTCCGGCCTAGCAGACGATGACCACACCCAGTACCAAAATGATGCAAGAGCTCTTTCTTGGCATTCAGGGATTGGTAGCCACATATCGGCGGTTGCGCATGACCACTCAGGGACTACAGAAGGTGCCCCAGTTACCAGATTTCACAGTGGCTTGGACTCTGCAAAAGGGACACCAACAGCCGTTGGTCAGCTGTACATGGCATATGACACTGGTAATTTGTACTTTGCGAATGCTGCAGGAACTTCCTGGGTTCAATATCAGGGTGTGCAGAAGGGCTCGATCATGTTTTTTGAATCTGCATGCCCGTCTGGGTGGACAGCTGTTGGTTCTCTTGATGGGAAGTATCCAAAGGCGGCTGACACATCAGAATGGACCGGGCTAACTTCTGGCGGAGAAGCTACCCATCTTCACAGCGTGCCAGAGGTGCCTGCACACAGTCACATAATCGAGAGGGGTGGCTTTGCAACAAACACAATTGGTGCCCACACCCATACATACGCTGTTCGGTCAGGTGCTGGAGGTACAACGCTTCCATACTTCGTAGCTGATTATGGAACGGATAACTTGTCCACTTCCTCAGCCGGTGCCCACACCCACTCGGCCACAATTGCTGCGCACAACACAAACAGTGTAGACCCAATAGCGGCGACAAACGCCAGTAGCATTGGCCTGCAAACATACACTTTGAGAGCTTGTAGAAAGGATTAGGGAAATGGTTGAAGAGAAAGATTTAAGAGTAAAGATCATTATATCACATGATAAGAACGAACTGGTCAGGGTGGATGCCAGCATCCTTGAGAGTTTGCTAATTTTAGGGTTTGTCCGGCAGGATATTTTCCTGATGCTTGCGAGCAACTCAGCCTGGCCGTTTGTAGAGGAAAGAACCTATTACCCAGCAGCGGATGGTGAGGATCGAAAAGTGTGTGCAGTGTACAATAGGGTGCTTAACAAGCTCCAGTACTCTGTTACCGGATTTACCCCATTCGAAGCGCTTGAGCAAGTGGTACTGTTTGAGCAGGTACTTCAGAAGGACCTTTTAAGTGGCACGACCAACAGCCTCTAACTTTCCAGCAGCGCTTGACAGCGCATTGTCTCTGTTTGCTGTTCCAGGGGATCGGCAAACGGCTCTTCTTGCTGCCAGCATGTCGGTGTCTGACTTGATTGCGACACTGAACATAGAAGCGCCAAACATAGAAACGGCCCCCTGTTTCCTGCTTTTCCAGGGTGGGGAGATTTGGTTTGTGGATGTTGGAGAGGCCACTGTCACAGGCGGGCAAACGATCATAAATCTGTCCGCCATTACACAGAGGGGTATGTTTGGCACCAGCCTTCAACCGCATGAGACGAATGAAGAAGTGTACATAACGGTCACGGCTGAGGTTTACAACCAACTTAAGAGAGCAACAGAGGCACTTCAGCAATATGGCTTTCTAATTGGGACGACTGCTCAGAGGACGGCGTATACTCCTGTAGCTGGGGAGGGGTGGCTCGACACAACTACGAATGCGGTGTACTATTGCTTTACGGGTGGCTCTTTTACAAAAGTGAGCCTGTCTGCCCACTCAGAAATGACTGGATTGGCTGATGATGACCATGCTCAGTACCACAATGACAGCCGGGCAAATACCTGGCATGGGACTCTTTCTGGGGTGCACATTACTTCTGGAGATTCCCACAACCACCTATCTGCTGGTGAGGGAGACGCTGTGTTGGTGGTCAAGGCGGGTATCTACGCTTCTATTGGATCTCCTGCCAACATTGGTGACTTATACTTTGCAACGGATACTGCAGAGGGTGGGACGCTCTACATTTCATTGAACGGGTCCGTTTGGACTGCTGTTTCAGGAGTTCCGTCTGGTGCCATTGCACCCTTTACAGGGGCCTGCCCATCTGGTTGGACCAGGTTTACAGCACTTGACGGAAAGTATATGAAAGTTGACAACACCTCCCCTGGCGCAGCTTCTGGCGGGGCAACACACACCCACTTCCTGGGTGGAAACGCTGCACACTATCACCCAGTAGCTTCACAAGCGTCTGCAAGTAGCACAGACCCAGGCACACACGTTCACTTGGTAACCACTGAGAACGACACACCAGAGGTTGGCTACTCCGAACTTAGAGACCTCAACCTTACAACGGGTACGATCACAACCTCATCTGCCGGAGCCCACACCCACTCATTGACAATTCCCGCAGGAACTACAGCACCTGCAGGGGGCTCTGCAGGGGAAAACATAGACACAGCAGCTGCAGAACCTCCTTATAAAGAGGCTGTTTGGTGCAAACGAGACTAGCATGACAATTTATGTAAGCGACTCCTACACAGATACAGACGCAGTAGCCCTCCCATCCCATACACCGGAAACGGACGTACAAGCTGGCGGGTGGGTAGCTGTTAGTGGCTCCTACGGTGGTGTTGCCATCGTAGACTTTAATATTGCCTCGAACAAGGCAGCTGCCAACAACGCAGTAAACAACACCCCAGCCATAAACGTCATAGATGCTGGTGTCTACAACTTGGAGATGCTGGCTACTGTCACATTTAGAAACCAGGTAACGTCTACACAGGATGAGGGGTTTTTCTTTCGCTATGTTGATCTGAGCAACTACTGGCGCCTGACATTTACATCGGACGGTACAGGCGGATTGGCCTTGGAAAAGGTCGTTTCTGGGGCAGTAACGCTGATTGATCGTTTCCACATGTCTGGTTTGGAGAACACAACGCACACTCTTCGACTGCGAGCAGATGGTAATGACTGCTGGGTTGGCATGGATTCCTTCTGGATTTGCATACCAGGCGTTTTGAGCACTGGAACCAGCATAGACACTGCCACATACGCAGGCATTATTGGAAGTAGCCGATCAGGCAGCCATACCAGATTTGATAGCCTGGTTATCTCTTCTGTTACTGCGGAAACGAATGTGGACCCTGACAAGCTACTTTGGTACAGAGCGGACGATACCCAATACCTTATGACCACTGGGCTTGTTAGCCCTTCCGCCAGCGGAACAGATGCTGTGGCCTTTGTATTAGACAGGACAAACCATGGACACGCTCTTTACCTGCCAAACACAACGACTGAAGCCCCAATCTGGCATTATGACGATGATGCTGGCTTGGACAATCGAGCCTACTCAGATGGAGACGGCAGCAACGACTCACTGGACCACTCCGATGTTAGCCTTAAGACATTTGTTGACAAGACTGTTGGCTGCTCCGTGTGCGCCGTATTTCGATATGTGTCTGATGCAGCTTTTGGGGATAGCCACCGGGACATTCTCCGTCTTTATGACTCTGGTAACACGGAAAGAGTTTCTATTTGGCAATTTGGGGGTGCTGGTGGGTATGGTGCTGCCGCATACGAAGTTCTGGTATCCCTTCAAGGTGTTCCGGCCTACTACTGGCCCACCGGCTGGTTGCCTGGTGCAGGGTCAAACGATTGGCACTTTGTAGGAATCAGCTTTGACGGGACAACCAAAGAGGTTAACCTAAACCTTGACGGCGTTCTTGTAGACACTTCCACAATCACGAACACTTGGAACGCTGACCTTAAGCGTTTTACAATGCACTCAGGCGACGCTTACGAGTCCGACAGCCGGATAGCCGAAGTTAAGATCTTTGACCGACCACTGACCGCTGCAGAGCTGAACAGCCAATACAACTACATGTTCTTGGGCCTTCCAGAGACAGTAGCTCCAACATTGGACTCAACAATGCCTACGGCATACGACACCTTTGTAGGGGACTTGCTTGACCAGAAAACCCTGTCTCTTGCAGCGAACATAGATGACGTTGAGGCAACAATTCAGATCATTGAAAATCTTGGTGATCTGGAAATGCCACAATACTTCTTTGTTGGTGGGGAGATTATCTACGCTGCTAATAAGAGTGGCGACACGTTAACTGGCTGTGTACGAGGAGCGGAGGGGTCAACAGCTGCCAGCCACACAGCTGGGGATAAGCTGGATCTTGTAATTGCTGGTACCCACCTAACGCATGTACGTGACGCAGCAATTGCCAGCCAATACTACCAGGGACTTGTGGGTTTGGATGCTGGAAAAGAAGCCAGCCCAGAAGCCGGAAATGCCTACTTTGCAACGGATACAAAGAGAGTGTACGTTTGCTTGACCGCTGGCGCATGGACGATTGTTGGTGGTAGGCAGGCCCACGACGAGTTAAGCAGCTTGTCAGCAGATGACCATACCCAGTATCACATAACCTCTCGGGCAGTTACCTGGCACGATGGACTGTCAGGAGACCATGTAACTGGTGGAGATGCTCACACCCACTCCCTTTATGGCGTTCGCAGAATATCCGCAGGGGCTACTGCTGCAAAGCCCGCTGTACCGTCTTACATTGGCCAGGTGTTTTATGACACAACGACCAACGAGCTGTACATTGCAAAAGGAACATCCGGTGCAGGAGACTGGAAGAAGATTACAGGAGCACCGGCAGGGACAGTGGTTGCCTTTTTGGAGGCAGACATTACCACATACTATGCAGGAGCATGCCCG